ATGGCCAACATCAGGGCGTCGGACGACGCCGAGGCCCGCGCGCAGGCCGACAAGGCGCGCAATCAAGACGGAGACTGACACCATGACCATTCACGCTATGAAGCTCCTGGCCGACGGCCTGTTGCGCGCTCCTGAGGGCGAGCAAGGTGGAGGCTCTGACCAGCAGCCGACCGAACAGCGCGACGACGGACAGCGCGCTACCTTGCTGTTCGATGAGAACGGCGATCTGCGCAAGGATGGCGACAAGGCTCCCGAAGGCCAGAACGAGCAGAAGCCGGAGGGGGGAAAGCCGGCCGGCGACTGGAAGGAGTACGAGCCCGATCCGAACAAGTCGGACGAGGAGAATGCTGCGGCCAAGCTGGAGCACGACAAGGGCAAGCCTCAGGAAAAGTCCGAAGAGGAAAAGCGCCTGGATAGCGTGCCGGAGGATGGCAAATACAATCCGAAGCTGCCCGAAGGGTTCGAACTGAACAAGGACATGCTGGACGGACTGTCGCCTGTCCTGGCCAAGCACAAGATCACGAACCGTGCGTTCCAAGAACTGGCTGATGTCTTCGCCGACAAGTCCAAGGCGCAGACGGAGGCCATGTACAAGAACTGGAACGACACGATCGAGGGGTGGCAGGACACCGCCAAGAAGGATCCCAAGATCGGCGGCGACAAATGGGACGGGACGATCACCCTCGCGCATGACGCGGTGAACAGATACGCCGACGTCAACCCCGAAGGCGCGAAAGAATTCAAAAAGTACATGAACAGCAGCGGAGGGGGTAACCATCCGGAGGTAATACGCTTCATGCGCTGGGTCGGTGAGCAGTTCCAAGAGGATCAGCCCCCGGCAAATAGCGGAAGCGGCGATGACCGTCCGGTTGAACCTGCTCACGCTATGTTCCCACAGGATGCGCCACGGAGGTAAATGCAATGGCGACTATCGGCAGCACTTGGCCCAACCTGATCGACAAGTACAAAGGCGATAGTGCCGGTGTTGTCGCGGAGGTGCTGGCCCAACAGAATCCTGTGCTGGACGACGCAATGGCACAGCAGTGCAATATGGGGGCGAAGCATCGCCACTCGGTGCGCACTGGCCTGCCGTCCGCGACCTGGGGCCGCCTCTACAAGGGCGTTCCGCAGTCCAAGTCCACCATTCAGCAGGTGGATGACGCGACCGGCTTCCTCGAGGCCATGTCGTCCGTCGACCAGCGACTGCTCGAACTGTCGAGCGACCCGGCCCGCACGCGCTTGACGGAGAGTACGCCGTACTTCGAGCGCATGAATCAGGATATGGCGCAGGCCATCTTCTATGCCGATGTCGCTACGGATCCGGACAAATTCACCGGCCTTTCCCCGCGCTACAATGTCATCGGTGGCCCGGGCTCCGGGACGCAGGTGGTCGACGGCGGAGGCCGCGGCAATGACAATACGTCCATCTGGTTCGTCACCTGGGGCGACCATGCCACCAGCCTGCTTTATCCGGAAGGTACCAAGGCCGGCATCACCATGAAGGACAAGGGCGAGCAGCGCGTTCTTGACGCGAATGGCAACCCCTACTTTGTGAAGGAAGCCCTTTACACCTGGCATATCGGCCTGACTGTGAAGGATTGGCGCTACAATGCGCGCATCGCCAATATCGACATGTCCGACGTTCTCGCTGGAACGGTCGATCTCTGGGCGCTCCTGCGCAAGGGCTACTACAAGCTCCAGTCGCGGCGCCGCAACCAGATCTCCAGCCGCATCGCGATCTATATGAGCAAGGACATTCTGGAGGTCCTGGACGCGCAGTCGAGCGACCGCGCGCTGCTCGCCGCCAACCAGAACTACGCCAACCTCACGCACGCCCAGGTCGAGGGCAAGGAAGTGCTGACCTATCGCGGGTTCCCGATCCGCGAGAGCGATGAACTTCTGCAAACCGAGGCAACCGTTCCGCTCTACGCCTAAGGGCGGAACGCTGGTGGTGGCCTAGTCAACAGGAACCGAACAGATGATCTTCGATAACACAACTCTCCTTTCGGATCGGCAGGCCATCACTGTGACGGCCCCGTCCACCAATGTCATCGACCTCGGCCCGCTCGGCACGGTGAAGTTTGCGAGTGGCCCTCTGCGCCGCGATATCGGCATGGGCACTCCCATTCCGATCGTCGTGCAGGTGGTGCAGCAGTTCACGGCAGCCGGCGCCGCAACCATGCAGGTCGCCCTGCAGGTCGATGACAACGCAGCATTCACCACGCCCAAGACCGTGGCGACCTATGGTTCAAACCTCGCCCTGGCCGATCTCAAGCCCGGCGCCAGGTTCTCGCTGAACTACATCCCCAAGGGCACTGACGAACGGTACCTGCGTGTGAACTACACCGTGGGAACCGGCCCGATGACGGCAGGACAGGTCTTCGCCGGCATCGTCATGGGGGATCAGGACGCGCCCTATCCGTAAGGGCTGATCAGGGGGAGGCGCGAGGCCTCCCCACCACACGAGGAAGACACACCATGAAATTGGTCGCTACGCAGACGGGGTATTACGGGGGACGGATCATCAACCCCGGTGAGGATTTTGAGTTTGATGATGATGAGTGGCACGCCGCCGACGGCAAGAGGCGTCCGAGCTGGGCGCAGAAAGTCGGCAGCGATGACCACAAGGACGCACAAGTTCGTGTGCCCAAGAACTGGCGCAAGCTCTCCGGGAAGGCTCGCATCGGCCTGGCCAAATCCATTAGCGGCACCGAGTTCGTCAGCGAGAGCGACGCCGATCTTGTGATCGCCGCGCATCTTGGCGAGGACGACGACGGTAAGGACAAGGCTCCGAAGGGCAAGGCGTCGAAGGAGGCCAAGAAATCGGAAGCCGACAACATCAATGAGCAGACCGGCGCCGACCGGGATGACTGGGTTGACCCGCACAAGAGCGGCTCCTCTGCCGAAAGCGTCGCACAGGACGTGGCGAACAGGGCTGGCCGCGCTGGGAAGCGCTCCGCGTAGCATCCCGTCACTGCTGCGTGTTTGAGTGTGGAAGGGGGTGGCCGGGTGTCGGGCTGCCCCCTTTTCCGTTCCGAGGCACCGCGTTGAACCGAGAGGCGAGCATCATGAAGCTGGGTCAGAAATGGTCGGAAGAGTACAAGCCCCCGGAGCCGTCGGACGTTTGGTATCCGAGCATTGATCTGGCCGGGGATCAGGTCGACAAGGCTGGCCTCGATCGGGCCAAGGTGGGCGACGAGATTTCGTTCGCCGCCAAGGGCATCGTGTCGTCGATCAGCCAGAGCAAGGACGGCAAGAACCGGGTGTGCATTGAGGTGCATGAAGCCGAGTTCTCCCGCGACGCTGGCAAGACAATGTTTCCCGACGAGGGGAAGTAAATGCCCAGCGTCATTGAGATCTGCAATCTGGCCCTTGGCAACCTCGGCAAGGAAGATATCAGCTCCTTGAGCGAGGCCAGCAACGGCGCTCGGGCCTGTAAGAAGTGGTACGATATTTGTGTCGGATCCACCCTTGAGGCCTTTCCTTGGCGTTTCGCTCGCAAGACCCAGGCCATGGGGCAGGTGACCAACACCATGCCCGACAAATGGCGGTATGCCTATGCTTTGCCAAATGAGGCAATCCGGCTGTGGGATGTCGTGCCGGATCAAACCGATACCTGGGATGCGAGTGCATATGTCGATTTTGAGGATCTAGCCAAGGAGGCCCCGAAGCCTCGGGCATTTGAGGTTGAGGACGGCGTGGTATTCTGCAACCTCTCGCCGGCCTATGCGAAGTTCATCCGCAAGGTCACTGACCCCACGAAGTTCACGCCGCTCTTCATAGATGCCCTGTCGTGGGCGCTCAGCGCCCGCATGGCGATTGCCCTGACAGCCGACCCCAAAATGCTTTCGACGGCTGTCCAGATGGCACAGCAGGCCATCCGGCTCGCTGCCTCGACGCACGCCAACCATGTGCCGACCAGCTACGTCAGGGTTAGCAGCTACGCCGAGAGGGATTGATGCTACCGCGCCTTATCCAGACGTCATTCACAGGTGGCGAATTCTCTCCCGCGCTCGGTGCGCGCGTCGACCTGTCTAAATATCCGACGGGCATGAAGACGGCTATCAACCTCTTCATCCATCCGCATGGCGGCGCGTCAAACCGGGCCGGCCTGGAGTTCTGTGGCGAGACGAAGGACAGCACCAAAGCGAGCACGCTCATCCCGTTCCAGTTTGGTCAGGGGTCCGCCAACGTCGGGCAGGAATATCAGCTTGAATTCGGTGACCACTATATGCGGGTCTGGAAGGATGGAGAGCTCGTGCTCACCGCTCCTGCCGGTCCCATCTATGAGCTGGTGACACCATATGCCGCTGCGGACGTGAGCGATATCGTCTTCGTCCAAGAATATGACGTCATGTACCTGACGCATGAGGCCTATCCGCCCCAGAAACTCTCCCGCCTGGGGGAGAACAATTGGACAATCGCCCCCCTGACGCTTGCGGCGGGCATCGCTACGCCGACCGGGCTCGCGGTCTTTGCTCACTTCAAGCGCCGCAACGGCGCCTCCTACAACTATCAGATACGCATTAGTGCTGTCGGCCCCGGTGGAGCGGAAAGCGCCGGGTCGGCCTCAAGCGCGCAAGTCAGATGGATGTATGAGGTTTTCGACGGAACGCATTTGCGTGGCGAATGGGCGGCTGTACCCGGCGCTGCATACTACAATGTGTGGATGAATACCCTATCAGGCGGCCCGACAGGTGGGTTTATCGGCTCTACATCTGACCTATTCTATGATTTTCCAGTTGGGCCGGGGGCATGGTCTGGCGATGGCACCGCTCCGGGGGCCGGCGATCCCGGAGCGCCTCCCACGCCAGCCGCACCGACATTGCTCAACGTTTTCGGCCAGGAGATTAGCTACAAAGTTTCTGCAGTCAGCGAGGCCACTGGAGAGGAAAGCTTGCCGTCATCGGCGGTCACTGCACGCAATGAACTGACCATCCAAGGCAACACCAATCAATTGACGTGGACTGCTGTTGTTGGAGCCGACGCATATATCGTCTACAAGCTGGACAATGGCCAATATGGATATATCGGGCGAACTGAAACAACCACGTTCACTGATGACAATATTACCGCTGATACTAGCGACGGGCCTAAGACTGGCAAAAATCCATTCGACGCCGTCGACAAGTATCCAAGGTGCTGCGCGTTCGTGGAGCAGCGCCTTGCCTTCGCGTCCAGCAAAAAGGAACCTCAAGGGGTCTGGCTATCGCAGACCTCCAACTATGAGAATTTCGGCGTATCCTCGCCAGCAAAGCCCAGCGACGCGGTAACGTTTCGCATCAGGTCGCAAAAGCTCAACCAGATCCGATCTATGATCGCGGTGCGCGGCTTGATGCTGCTGACATCAGGATCAGAATGGCTTGTCTCTGGCGGCTCTCAGTCCGACTCGATCACGCCTTCCTCGATCAAGATCGACAACCAGGGATACCGCGGCGCCTCGCAGGTTCAGCCGATTGTTGTGGGCAACGTGGTGCTGTTCGCGCAGCAGCGCGGCGGCATCATTCGAGACTTCTCCTATCAGTTTGCCGACGATGCTTTCGTGGGCAAGGATCTCACTATCCTGGCCAGGCACCTATTCGAATATCGAGAGGTGAAGGCGTGGGCGTTTGCCCAGGCTCCGTACTCCATGGCGTGGGTCGTTCTCGACGATGGTTCGCTTGTCTCGCTCACCTACATGAAAGAGCAAGACGTCTGGGGCTGGACGCGGCACAAGACGGGGGAAAATGACTTCTTCGAACACGTGTCCGTGATCGGCGAAGGGGGGGAGGACGTCCCGTACTTCATCGTGAGGCGCACCATCGACGGCGTGCAGAAGCGCTATGTCGAGCGCCTTCATTCCCGTGATTTCCAAGTGGCGGAGGATGCGTTCTTTGTCGATTGCGGCCTGACCTATGAGGGGCCCGCGGCAACCGTAATCACTGGTCTCGATCATATCGCGAACATGCCCGTTGTCGCCCTGGCAAACGGCAACGTGGTGCGCGGCCTCACGGTTAGCCCGGCCGGCGAACTGACTTTGCCCAATGCCACGACGAAGTGCCATATCGGCCTGCCCTATGTCGCCACCATGGAAACGATGAACATGGATATCGGCATGACCCGGGATAAGGGCTCCGTGCAGAGCCGGTATAAGCAAATCAGCAAAGTGGTGCTACGTGTGGAGAAGACCCGAGGCGTGTTCGTCGGGCCCTTCCTCACCGATAGCAGGAATGAGCCCGACAAGCTGGTAGAGTTCAAGCAGCGCTCCACCGAGGCGTGGAACGAAGCCATCCGCCTCTATACCGGTGACATCGACTTTGAAGTTGGCTGGGCGTGGGACAAGGGCGGCCGTGTCTGTGTGCGCCAGTTCGATCCCTTGCCGATGACGGTCCTCGCCGTGATGACTGACGTGGCGGTGGGAGGATGACCCGGAAGGTTGATCTTGTCCCTGTCGAGGGATGGCACGTCGAGCACGTGGCGAACTTCATGCGCCCGGCCGACGTCGAGGAGGTAAAGGCCGCGACGGGCTCAACTCCGATCGAGGCTTTGCGCAACTCTCTCAAGAGATCCTCATTTGCTCGCACGGCCATGTGCGGCGGTGCCCCGGCTCTGATCTGGGGTGTTGGCGACATCAATCTGCTGCTCGGGCATGGCGGGCCCTGGCTGTTGGGAACGCGCTCCGTCGAGCGATATTTCGTGACGTTCCTGCGGTGCTCCAAGCCTTGGTTGCCCCTGCTTCTCAAGCGCTACACCTACCTTGTCAATGCCGTCGACGAGCGCAACGAGGCGGCGGTGCGCTGGCTTGCATGGCTCGGGTTCGAGTTCGGAGAGCGCGTAACCAAGGGGGGCTATACCTTCCGCGTGTTCGAGGCGAGGAGAGACGGAAATGTGTGATTTCGGCCTTATTGCCGGCCTCGCCTCCACAGCGATCGGCGCGATGGGCGCGATGCAAGCCGGGCAGGCGGCGCAGAAGTCCGCCGACTACAACGCCAAGATCATGCAGATGAACGCGCAGCTCAATGAGAAGCGCGCTCAGGATGCCATGGAACGCGGCAAGATCGCCGAACAGCAACAGCAGCAGAAAGGCGCGATGGCCGTAGCGCGGCAGAAGGTCGGGCTTGCTACGGGCAATGTCGATACCTCGTTCGGCTCGCCCATGGACAGCATCGTAGATGCGAGCGTGGCTTCGCAGCTCGACAGCCTCACCGTTCGTTCCAACACCTATCGAGAGGCCCATGATTACCGGGTGGCAGCCTGGAACAACAACACTCAGGCCGAGCTGACCCGCTATGAGGGCAAGGCCAAAGCAAACGAAGGCTACCTCTCGGCCCTCGGCACGGTCATTGGCGGCGCAGGCGACGCGTACAAGAGCTATCAGAAAAGCAAATCTGGCGTTGGGAGCATCGCATAATGCCGCCTGTCGTTCCGTATCAGCGCGAGGTGGAGCTTCGCCCGTCCGATCGCCAGGGTATCGACGTGCAGTCCACGCCCGACATGTTCGGCGCCGCCCAGGCGCGCGGCATGGGGCAGATTGCGCGCGGACTGGATAGCGCAGCGAATGCCTTTGATGCCGTCCGCGATCTTGATGACATGAATGCGGTCAAATCGCGCTTGTCGGGATATCAGCGCGACGGCGGGAACCTCCAATGGGGTGAGAATGGCTATCTCACCAAGCAGGGGCAATCTGCTGTCGAGGGGTACAAGGGCTATCAGGACGACGACGAGAAGCTGCGCCAGAAATATGCCGAAGGGCTGAGCGGCACCGCCAAGACCAAATTCCTTGAGGCGTCGCAGGCGCTCCAGACGCAGCGTTTCCAAGCAGGCATCATGCACCAGGCGCAAGAGCGCAAGCAGTGGACGATTGGCGAAACCGACTCTCGCCTGCAGTCGTTCACCAATGATGCCGCCGTAAATTACAACAACCCCAAGCAGCGCGATTTCTTCATGGCGGGCGGCCTGGCGGAACTTGATAGTGCCGGCAAACTGCAGGGGTGGTCACCCGAACAGCTCAAGCTCAAAAAGGACACCTTCCTATCCGGCATCCACTCCAATGTGGTGAAACGCTTCCTGCAGGATGGAAAGTCGAGCGAGGCTATCCAGTATTTCGACGCCAACAAGGGCGCTATTTCGGCGAACGATCAATACGAGCTCGGCGCCATCATCAAGCCCGCGCAGCAGGCGGCGGCGGCGACGACTGAGACTGACAAGATCCTGGGCGGCACCAATGGCAGCGCGCCCATAACGGCAAGCCCCACACAGCGCGGCGTAGGCATGCCTCCTCCGACGACGATTTCGCGTCGGTTCGTGCCGCGCGATCCTGCCTCGCCTTATGCCTTCATGGTCACGCAGGTGGAAAACCAAAGCCAGGATCCTGGCGCGGTGTCGACGGCCGGCGCGCAGGGGCTTGCGCAGGTGATGCCCAAGACGGCGCGTGAGGTGGCCACGAAGATGGGGCGTAGCGACATCGCACAGATGAACGATGCCCAGCTGCGCGACCACTTCAAGAACAATCCCGACGACAACCTTGCGATCGGTGAAGAGTATTTCTCGCAGATGCGGGCCAAGTACGGAGACGATAAAGCGGCCGTGATCGCCTACAATGCGGGGCCGAAGGTTGCTGACGCCTGGATCAAGGCGGGACGCGATGACAGCTCTCTGCCTCGCGAGACGTACAACTATGTCGGCAAGGTATTCGGAGAAGAGCAGCCCGCCCGGCGCCGCGGTCGTGGTGGTCAGCTCAATGATACAATGCCCCAGGCGCGGAGGGCCTCTACCATTGCCGGCGCGGATGCGTATCGCTTTCTCAGCGGCAGGTCGAACCACGGCAACAGCGTGCGTGGCCTGCAGGAAGACTTCGCCGCCAACCTTGCGGCCATGATCCAAGATGCGCCGCCGGAGATCCGCAACGGCATCACGTTGACGTCCGACTACCGAGACAGCGGCGTGCAGGCCGGCCTGCATAAAAACAGCGATGGCAGCGGCCATAGCGTCGCCCGGCCTGGCGGCTCGTCGCATGAGTTCGGGCTGGCGGCAGATCTTGGCTGGAAGGGCGGCGGCATCCGCTCCATGCCTGAGAACGCCAAGAAATGGCTGCACGACAATGCCCGGGCATATGGTTTGAATTTCCGCATGTCCTGGGAAGACTGGCATATCGAGCCGATCGACGCTCGCCAGCGTATCGCCAGCGGCGCAGCCGGCGCGCCCAGCGCCGCCGGGCCGCGGGCTAATCTCATGGCAGGGGGAGAGCCGAACTATCGCAACCTCCCGGCGACCGGGCAAGTCGTCGCTGGCCGCGATGGCATGTCCTATCGTTCGCGCATGCCCTCCTATGATCAGATCGAGCAGGGTCTGTCGCAGATCTCAGACCCCACCGTGCGGGAGCAGACCCGCAAGCTCATCAATTCGCGTCTGGCGTCGGCCGCCGCGGCCGATGAGGCTGACCATCGACAGGCGAAACAGCAGCTCTGGAACTGGGTCGATGCCGGGAACACCGTCGCATCAGTGCCACCGGATCTGCGCTCCCGCCTTGCGATGGAGGATATGAGCGCCGCCTTCAACTACGAGGAGGCACGCGCCAAGGGGCCGACCATCAATGACGATCAGAACCTAGTCTACAATATGCGCCGGTTTGCGGCGGCCGATCCCTCGACCTTCGCAGGCGTCGACCTGATGCAGTATCGCGATCGCATCAGTCAGCAGACCATGAAGGAGCTGACCGACACGCAGACGAAGTACATCAGCGACCCGGCCAGCGCGCAGAAGGACGGCGTTGAGATCGATGCCGCCATGAAGCAGGCCGAACCGTACATTCAGGCCATGGGCTACGGCTCGCAAGGCAAGTCGGGCACCGAACTGCAGGAGGCAAAGAAGCAGGAGATTCAGGCGCGCCTTGCTCTCATGCAGCAGATCCAGGCGTACAAGATCGCGAACAATGGGCGCTCTCCGACCTACATGGATGTGGAGAACATGCTTCAGACATTGTCGCGTCCGGTCGTGTTTCAGAACGCCCAGGGCGGGAAGGTTGAAGCCGGGATGTTCGGCGGCGTGCCCAATCGCTTCGTCTTTCAGGGGCGCAATCGTCCCGACGGCTCGTTCATGGTGGGCACCTCCACCTATGAACAGATCCCGACGGATCTGCGCCGCCATATCACCGATCGCTTGGCGACGCGTCTTGGCAGGCAGCCGTCACAGGTGGAAGTCGCCGCGGCCTACAATGACTTCACCTCGCGGGAGAACCCTGGCGCGAACCCAGCCGACTATCCCCAGAACGGGCCGCCCATTCCGTCTGCGCCGGCTGGCGTGCAGCCCCAGGTTCCAGCACCGGCCGCCACGCCGCCTGGTGTGGTGCCGCCGCCGCAGGCGACTGGTGCAGAGGGGCCAGCCCCCGCCGTGTATCCGGGCCAGGAGCAGGCGCCAGTTGTTCAGCCCCAGCCTGAGCCGTTCATCATGTCGACGTCGATTGGTCAGGACACGGGCCCGAAGGATCAGAGCCGTGTTCCGGAAGGCCAGCCAAACCTCCAGCCAGGGTCGCAGGAGGAAGCAGACGCTATTCAGCGGATGGTCGACGACACGTCAGCCAGGGCGCGAGAGGCGGAGCGGCAGAAGGCGGCAGAAACGTTCACGGATGAGGAACTGGCCGGCGTTCGCGCTGCCCTCGAAAAGGCACGGCCGCGCGCCGTCATTCGCGAGAGCGACGTGAAGGCAGAGGCAAAGCGGTTGAGAGAAGCCGGGAAGCTTTAAGGAGAGTGGAATATGCCCACGCATATTGAAATCACGACGGCCGGCGGTGGCGGCATCGGCGGCAACATGGCGATCGAGGGAGGCGTGATCTTAAGCGAAACGATCACGCCCACTGGTTCAAATCAGGTTACGAGCATGGCGGCCCCTACTGCTGGCGGCCAGCGCTTCGTTACCATCGTGGCGGACGAAGCAATCTTTGTGGCGATCGGCGCGACGCCAAACGCCACAGTCAACCCACGCCGGGCGCTGAGCGCTGGGCAAGCGCGTTCCTTCACGATCGGTGCCGGCGACAAGGTGGCGGTGGTGACGCGATGAGGGGATTTGGCTTCGGGTTCGAGTTCGGCCGGATAGGAAAGAGCGGCGGTTCGAGCTACGATCCCGCCGCGACCGCCTTGTTTGCCCGCATGACAGTGCAGCCCGACAACACCCGCAAGAGCCTGATCAACAGCCTGATCACGACACTGAAGGCGAATGGCATTTGGGCCAACTTCGACGCCCTCTATGTGATGGCGGCACATGATGCTCAGGCCGCTCGGCTGAATTGGGTACAGGACCTTTACAACCTGACGGCGGTCAATAGTCCGGTCTTCACAATCGATCGCGGATATGCCGGCGACGGGTCAACGGCTATGCTGGTAACCGGGATTACGCCGGCGGCGGCTGGTCTGAAGTTCAAGCAGAATTCCAGTCATATTTCTTGCTACGACCGTACAGCGAGGGCGGCAGACGGCACCGCGCAGATAGGCGCGCTCACCGGTCCCATAGCAACATACATCCAGACGCGGGGTACCAGCGACCTTTTGAATTCGGCGCTCAACGATGGAGGATCGGGCGCAGGCATCGCAAATGCCGCCAATCCAGGCTTCTACGCGATAGATCGGGTCTCTTCGACCTCGTTCCGAGCCTACAAGAGCGGCGCCTATCTCGGCCCCGTCACCATCGCCAGCAGCGCGCCCACGAATGGCGCCCAATTCACGCTTCTCGCCGTAAACTCCGACGGCGGAACCTCCGCCTTCACTACTGACCAGCTTGCCGCCGCCACCATCGGCGCGGGCCTCGGCACGACCATGCAGCCCCAGCTTTACACCGCACTGCAAGCCTACATGACAGGCGTAGGAGCCAACGTATGACCGTTCAAGCTTTCATCCTGCTCGATACCGCGCAGAAGGACGCCGCGATCACCCTCAACACTGAGGATGCTGCCGTTGCGCCCCAGGCCATCACCAACACCCTCGCGAACAACCTCGGGTTCGGCACGTTGGTCGGCCTCTTCGTGTTGCCGGCGCGTCTACTGAATGACGTCGCCTATACCGCGTGGGTATCTTCACTAGGCTCGCTGCCAATCCATGTCATGGATAGTGAGACGCTGTTCGTGCCAGTCACCTGGCCGCCCCGCTGAGGGCATTCGATGATGGCCGCTTGGCACTCTCTCTCAAGCCGTGCAAAATGTTTGAAGTTGGGCGGGTGGAGGTTCGAATGCGACTGTTATTGCTAGTGGCGCTCGCGTTCATATCGTGTCAGGGCAGCGCGCAGGCGCGAGACGGAATGAAGATCGAGTTCGGCAAGAACGCGAAAACGTTCCATCTGCCTCTTGGCATAAAGTCTGCCTGGGTCGAGCCGGCGTTCGAAGATTATGCTTTCATGCTGGAAGACGCCTGCAAGGCCATGAACCTCACCGGCGACGAATGCCTTATCTATCCGATGAATGGCGATATAGGGGCCAATGCGCTGGCTATGGTTGCAGATGGCAGTCGCATCATCGTGTACGGCCGCACATTGAGCCCGAAGATCGGGTATGAGGGAGCCCAGGGCGTGATGGCCCACGAGCTCGGGCATCTCTATTGCCGCCACTCCTTCGATGTGGCCAAGGACCATTGGCAGCAGGAAATCGAGGCCGATTCCTTCGCTGGCGCCACACTGCGTCGGATGAACTATTCGCTCGATCAGGCCCTATCCATGACAGCGGCGCTTGATGATCGCCCGACAACCGATCACCCGCCGCGAGGATTGCGGGTCAAAGCGATCGAAAAGGGGTGGAATAATCCTGAGGGCGCGCTGAAGTGTCGTTCAGCGGGGCGCTAATTGGCGCATGGGAAAGAACTTCTCATCGCCAACCATACCACATACTCGAAGCTTCTCGTTCTATATTGCGGATTTTTATCTAGATAATTCAAAACAATCTTCAATATCTGCGCATCATTTACGCTTTTGTCTCTGCAAATCCGCATTTTTGGGCCAATATCCTGCCCCTGCAAAGATGCCGTAACCCCTGCAATTACTCCAAGGCAATACCCTTGAGAGAAGCCAATCTTTTCAGAGTACTTTTCCGTTCGGCAGGCTTCATAAAGATCGTCACCAGTGAGACTGGTTCCTTGGGATTTTGCAGGTAGGGATGCCCCTACGATCATGGCCAATGCGGCAATCAGAGTTTTATAGATCATTCCACCCCACGTTCTCTTTTGCTCGCCCTCGAAGGTCTAGCGCTTCGCTGAGGACGTAACCTGCTGGCAGTATCTATAGCGTCCCGACGCCAAAGGGAACGACATGCCCAACAATTCGATTGCCGCGTTTGACGATTACCTTCGTCAGAGGGATGCTGAGCAGGTTGCTCCCGCAACCGTTGCCCTCGAAATGGCTCCTGGCACGCCCGATCAGACGGCGAACGATCTTCGGCTAGGGCAGGACTATGCCAAGCTCACCGGGTCACCTGCGCCGCCGACCGGTCTCGTAGCCGCGGCGCGGCCCGACTTTCAGCGCGTAATTGATCGCGCCCGCAACAGCACCATGTTGTACGGCGCCCCCGTCTTGTCGCAGTGGGTCCGTGATCCTGACAACGCGGCGCTGGCCAAGGATGACCTGTCGAACCTCTCGTGGTGGGAAGGCGGCTTGCGGGCGGCCGGCGCTGGTCTTGCTCGAGGCGGCATCCGAACCACGCAGCAGATCCCGCAGCAGTTCCTTGCCGAGAAGGCGATGCAGCGCGCCCAGGATGAAGGCAAGTCCTTTGCCGACATGTATGAGGATGAGCAGTCCAAACCTGGGCTTCTCTCGCCCAACAACCCGCTGAGCATGATCAGCAGCCTCTATGGCGCGACCAACCGCTATATCGGTTCCAGCATCGCCCAGGCGACAGGCGAGGATAACCGGGCATCCGCTGAATATCGGCTTGGCCAGGTCGGAAAGGTGCAGCAGACCATCGCCACCTATCGGTACAGCCAGGCCGGCGAGGCGTTCAAGCAGCAGTGGGAAGAGGCGGCAAAGACCGTTCAAGGGCAGGACGTGTGGACGCAGGTTGCGGCCCTGGGGCAGCGAATTGTCGCAAATCCTGGAGGCGCGGCGGCATTCTTCTCCGAGACGGCAGCGGAAAGCCTGCCTCAGATGGCAGCGGCGACGGCTGCAACTGCGTTGACGCGCAATCCTGAGCTCGGCGCCGCCTTCATGGGCGGCACGTCCTATGCGACGGAGCGCTACACTTCGCCGGCAGAATACTTCCAATCGAAGGGCTATGACATCACGACGCCCGAAGGCGTGGCCGGCGTCCTCCGCAATCCCTCGATCATGGAGGAAGCCGTAAAGCGTGGGAACACGCGAGGCGTCATCATCGGCATGCTTGATGGCCTGTCGGGCGGTTTGGCGTCGAAAGAGCTCGCCCACAACCCGGCCGCCGACATGTTGCTGCAGTCGGTGAGCCAAGCCGTCATGGGAGGCGGCGGCGAAGCCCTCGCCCAGATGGCGACGGATGGCAAGCTGGATATGTCGCAGGTCTTGGCGGAGGCTCTTGCCGAGTTCGTCACGGCACCTGTCGAGGTCATGGGCGTTGGCGGCAAGGCGTTCATGAACCGTCGAGCCAAGGCGGAGCGAGCCCGAGCCCAGGCGCAGTTCACGGCCGAACTGTCTCAAAATGCCCAGACGTCGGCCCTGCGCAACCGGATGCCGGATAAGTTTCAGGACTTCATCGCCAAGGCAGCCGACGGTACGCAGGCAGAGAACATGCTCATGCCTGCCGACAAGTTCGTTGAGTTGTTCCAGTCGAACGGCTTGGACCCCTACGAGGCGGCGAGCGAATTGGCCGGCATCCCTGCCGGGGACATTGACCGGGCCATCGCATCCGGTGGCGACCTTCGCATTCCGACGGCTGCCTACGCAGCCAAGATCGCCGGCACGGAGCTTGACCAGGCATTCATGGAGAACTCCCGCTGGACGCCGGACGGGATGACGCTTGCCGAGGCCTCGGAATTCGAAGCTCGTATGGTCGAGCATATGGATAATCTGGCGCGTGATATGGCGGCCGACAGGGCGGCGGAGGATGCTGCCCGGCCATATGAGCAGGAGGTGTATGACACGATGGTGTCGCGCCTGCGCATGGCTGGCCGGTCGACGGACGTCGCCACCACCGAGGCGATGCTGTGGCCGGCGTTCTATCGCACTATCGCAGAACGCACCGGCCGCACCGTCAAGGAGATGATGGATGCCTATCCCCTCCCTGATGTTCAAGGGGCGATCCCCCAGGGCATTCAGCTGCGCGAACCTGATGCCTTGGCAAAGACCCTTGATGATGCGCGTGGCGCCCTGAAGCGGATTAAGAGGGGCAGCGGGACGCCCCTGCTTGATTTCATCCGCGACCGCGGTGGCATCGACGACAGCAGCGGTGAAGTGTCGTTCGCAGGTGGCAAGGGCAAGTTGATCGCCAAGAAGCCGACGGCGGAGAACGCGCCTGGCAATGTCGTGCAGGCGGCGATCGAGGCAGGCTTCCTGGCGGATGACCCTGTTGTGCAAACCTATCACCAAGCCGCTGCGGATGGTGCGCAGCAACCGGATCTTGTGCCCTCGCTCTATGCGGCAATCCAGCGGGAGCTTGCCGGCAAGGCAGAGCGTGTTGCCGGCGCTGGCCCTGAAAAGGATCTGCTGCGCCAGGCTGATGATATTGCGGAATATCTGCACTCGATCGGCACGAGCCTGGACGCCACCAACGAGGAAATCAGGGCGGCTATCGAGGCGTCGCAGGCAGGCGCGTCCTATGGGCAGTCGGAATTCGACAAGGGCGGACGGGCGGCGCCTGTCAACGTGAACAGCGGCACGGTGCTGACGCCGGTAGAGCTTTCGAACCTGCCGGCCATTGAGGATTACGCGGCGGCGCGCGATGCCGTCGAACTTGGCGATGTCACCAATGCGTCAGGCGATACCGTCAAGGTTACAAAGACTGCCGTGAGGAAGTGGTTCTTCTCTGGAGGCAATGACACCAAGCGGTCCTTGGCGCCGCACTTCGTCGACCTCTTTAAGAATTCCGTGACCTACAATGTGGGTTCCGATTTCAGCCAATCCGCTGCCCATCTTGTCCTCGATGGCAAGGACGTGGCAGTTCGGTTCATCATGAGGGAGATCGGCGGCGAAGGCCGGAAACTCTATCAGGTCGAAGGAATAGAGCTCTCCCCCCTGACAGGGCCATCTGAGCTTAGCAGTGTCCAACAGGGGGGAGATGAAGTCCCTATTTCTAAGCCGTCACTCCGCGAGGAAGGACAAAACTTAGATGGAGCCGGGGCTTCGGCTGGGCGTGAGGTCACTATAGATCAGGCGGTTGCGGCTTTCAATAATTTCCCCGCCGGTCAGCGCTCCCTCTTCCAAGCGGACGGTTCCGGCCCAGTCGGCGCGCGCGGCTCTATTCAGTTCCCAGCTGGGGGCGTTGCATCCGGCGAATCTATCATTCGCTTGTTCGAAGAGGCGGACCTGTCGACCCTGCTGCATGAGAGCGGCCATTACTTCCTCACGGTGATGCAGGATATGGCAGTCAAGGGCGACAAGCCCATGGCCGCCGAAATGGACAATGTGCGAGCCTGGTGGCGCGACAATGCCGCCGCCGTGGCGCGTGATGCCGGGCAGGGGGTGACGAAGGCCGACGTTCTCAAGGCGATGGATGAAGGCACAACCGGCAGCGCCGCCAAGGATGCCGCCATTGATGTCGGCATGCAGGAACAATGGGCGCGTGCATTCGAATCCTACCTCATGGAGGGCAAGGCCCCCGCCAAGGAATTGCGCTCTGCCTTCGGCAAGTTCCGGGCTTGGCTCCTCGGGATCTATCGCCGGCTTCGCCAGCTCAACTCGAATGTCTCCGATGAAATCCGTGGCGTGTTCGATCGGATCTTGGCGACCGATGATCAAATCAACAACGCCCGTTCCGAGACCGGCGAAGATCTGCCGAGCTTCTCGACCGCCGAACAGTTGGGCCTGACGCCCGAGCAGTTCGAGGCGCTGCAGGAGCGGCGCAGGGCGGCGCAGGATGACGCGCAGCGCCGGGCGCTCAAGGAAACCATGGAGCCGCTGCGCCGAGAGCGCGAGAAGTGGTTCAAGGATGAGCAGGCCAAGGTTGCGGCGGAGGTCGAGCGGGACGTCAACACCTATCCGTACTATCGCGCCTTCGAGTGGATGGCGAACGGGCGTTGGCTTGGCGAGGATGCCCGGCCGTCCGATTTGCCAGCACTCAAACTCAATCGGGCAGCCCTGATCGATCGCTATGGGGATGGCATCCTGAAGAGTCTCCCGCGCGGGAAGGAGCGCGTCTACGCCGTCGATGGCATCGACCCCGACGATGCGGCCGGGTGGTTCGGCTACGACAGCGGCGATGCCTTGGTGCGTGCACTGGAGCAGGCCCCGAACCGCAAAGAGGCGATCAAGGCGGAAACCCAGCGCCGCGTCTATGAGAAGTACGGCGACCCGTTGAAAGACGGCGACATAGAGAACATTGCCCTCGAAGCCGTCCATGGTGAGCGCAAGGGCGAATGGCTCGCGGCAGAGCTGAAGGCGGTTGTCGACGTGGCCGGCGCCGGCAAGGCCATGTCCTTCGCCGACGCGCGCGACATGGCAAAGCGCATGCTCTCGAACGCCAACCTGCGAGATGCGGCGGCTGCAAACCGCTACCTTGCCGCCGAACGCAAGGCCGCCTCGCTGGCCAGCGACCATGCCAAGGCACTCGCTGCAGACAGTGCCTGGCTGGAGATGGCGAACCGGAAAATTCGCCAGTCGGCCAAAGCCGGTTCGGTTGAGGGGGTGAACGCCGCCATTAGTGAGCGCAATCGCCTGATTGAAACGCAGACGCGCACTTTGCAGGTTCCGGAACGGCAGAAGACATACCAAACGAACCAAGGGCAGGTCACTCGAATCACACCTGCTCATACGCGCGCGCAGGTCTCCCTTGGCGTGAACGATCGGGCCAAGGCGCTCATTGATGCCAAGAACAAGCAGCTCCTGAACCACGCCCTCTTTATCGAGGCGAAGCATATTCAGGAGGAAATCGGCAAGGGCGAGCGCCTGGTGACGCGGCTCGGCAAGGCCTCCACCAGGGAGCGGATTGCAGAGGCTGGGCGCCGCGATAGCCTTGGCCTGCCGTCGAGCGTTGATTATCTGGCGGCGATCGATGAGCTCTTGGAGCGATACGACTTTCGTCGCAGCAGCGCGCAGGACGATTCCCGCCGGCAATCATTGCTGGCCTACGTCGCTGCCATGACGGCGGCCGGCAGGGAGAACGAACTTTCCATCCCCGAGGAGGTGCTGAAGAACGCGCAGCGCACGCCGTACAAGACCCTGACCACGGATGAGTTCCGCGGTGTCATCGCTTCATTGCAGAACCTCGAGCACAGCGCCAAGCGTTGGGCGAAATATATCGAGGGGCAGGAAGAGGCGTCCATGCAGGAGACGATCGACGGTCTCCGGGATGCCGCGGCCCAGAGCCAGACGCCGCGCCCGCCTGGACGCGTCGAGACGAAGGGGGAGCGCGTACGTCGCGCGGTCACCGGCTATCTCGATCTCGCCATGAACGCCTCAAGCCTCCTGAGGGAATGGGACGGCACGGAGGACGGCAAGTTCAAGACGGGAGGGATTTGGGAGCGCACCTTCAAGCGCCCGATCGATGACGCCCAGGTGAGACTGATTGCACGCAAGGAACAGGCAGCCGACAGGATGCACGAGATCTACAACGTGTATTCGGCCAAGGAGCGTCGCAACATGAACACTCGCGAGCTCATCCCGGAACTGGGCATCAGCCTGTCGAAGTGGGAGCGGATCTCCGTGGCCTTGAATATGGGCAACGAAGGGAACCTGCAGCGCCTTATGGCCAAGGATGACCGAGGCGCGCCGGTCCCCGGTGCTTTCTCGGCCAGCCAGGTACAGGCCATCATCGCCACGCTCGACGAGCGCGACGCCGATTTCGTGCAATCGGTGTGGGACTTCATCGCCTCGTATCAGCCGGAGCTTGCCGCGCGCGAACGCCGCGTCACTGGCACTGAGCCGGAATGGGTGCAGGCCAAACCGGTCACGATCGGCGGGAAGGAGCTGAAGGGCGGCTATTACCCGATCAAATACGATCCACGGCTAGCCGGCCTGCAAGCCGATTATGACATCAAGGAATTGGCGGACGGGATCGTGGGCGGCCGGTTCGGCAAGGCGCAGACCAAGAACGGGCACCTCAAGGCTCGCGAAACGAGCACGAACATGCCGCTGAAGATCAGCATGGACGTGTTCCACCAGCACATCAACCAAGTGCTCTACGATCTGGAAATGAGCGAGCCGGTGTCCCGCGCTTGGCAGATCATGCAGAACGATCAAGTCCGCTCGCTGTTCAGGGAGTATGGAAAGCAGGCCGATTACGATGCTCTGCAGATCTGGCTGAAAGATGCCGCCGAAGGCGAAATTCGATCGGCCTCCACCTATGGGCAGGTGTTCCGTTTCTTCAAATCGTCCTTTACCATGGCGAAGCTGGGATTCAACCTTGGGTCTGCTCTTGTCCAGTTTTCGGGCCTGACGCAAACCTTCGTTGTGGCCGGGAAAAAGAACGCAGTGCTCGGCATCCGGGACGCCTTCCGCCCCGGAATGGCCCAGGCAATCCCCCAGAAGTCAGCGTTCATGCGGTCGCGCCAGACGTCGTTCAACAAAGATATTTCTGATTTTCGGATTGATCCTTTGTCAAGCGCCGGACAGACGCGGTGGGCGGAGATCAAGAACAAGGTGATTACTCCGCTCGCCTTTTGGACCATGACCAAGGCCCAGTACTGGACGGTCGATGTTCCGACATGGCTTGCCGGCTATCGACAGGGCCTTGAGAAGTTCAAGGGTAATGAGGCGGAGGCCATCCGTCACGCCGATGATGTGGTCAAGCGCGTCGGCGGCTCCGGCATCTTCACCGATCGCACTGGCATCGAGCGCGGCGCCTATAGCCTGACGTCGCGCCAGAATGATTTCGTGCGGCTGTTCACGGCCTTGGCCTCATACGTCTTCGCCAAATACAATCTGGCCTATGAGCGCACGCGCGGCGGCATCGCGGAGATCCGAGAGGGCGAGACGATGTCGCAACGCTTCGGAGCGGCGCTCTCGCTGACTGTCGACATGGCCTTGATCTTCACGGCTGAGGCCGTGATTACGGCAGCCATCCGCGGGCAGCTACCCGGCGACGATGAGGACAAGCCGGAAAAGGATCGGCAGTCCTGGGCAAAGTTCCTGGCGCGGGAGACGGCGTTCTCTGCTCTCGGGACGCTGCCCTTCGTCCGCGACGTTGTTCCGGCCCTCCAGGGCTATGGCGGTGGCAGCACCTACGGGTCGATTGTCGAGACGATCGGCAAGCCCATTGCCCTCACCTTTGCCGGCAAGACGGACAACAAGAACTATCTCAAGTCCATTGTCGACGCGACAGGCGCTGCGAGCGGGCTGCCGTCGACACAGATCAATCGTGTGCTGGACGTCATTCTTGCCGAGCAGCGAGGGCAGGATATCACTGCGTTTGAGGCCCTTTCCCACCAGTTCGGTCGCAAACTTCCGAGGTAACCAAGCGCTGATAAAACCCCTTGCAAACTGCAAGGGGCCGACATGACCGTACCCAACACGACCGCAAAATCGGGGCCGTATCATGGTGATGGCGTCGTCACTGTATTCAACTACGACTTCATCATTGTCGATGAGACGCATCTCAACGTTACGGTCGTGAATGTCGAGACGGGCGAGGAAATCACCCTCGTCTTGCACAGCGACTACATCGTCAATGACGTCGGCAGCACCACGGGAACGATCACCAAATCCACGCCGCTGGCCGTCGGCTTTGACCTCACCATCATCCGCAGTGTTCCGTTCGTGCAGGAAACCGACCTGCAGAACCAGGGCGCCTATTACGCCGAAGTGGTGGAGCGGGCGTTTGACCTTGCCGCGATGCGTGACCAGCAGATGCAGGAGCAGCTGGACCGCACGCCGATGATCCCGCCCGGCGCGCTGCCGGGGTTCCCGTCATGGAAGATCGATTTCCGCGGGCTTGAGCTGTCCAACATCGGGGACGCCACGGCGGACAACAGTGCTCCGACCTTGCGCCAAGTGCGCGAAATGGTGCCGATCAATGGCAACGTTCCTTCGCCTGGCTGGTGGCAGGCTGGCGGCAGATTGCGCGCTACAACGGACAGGCAGTTCGGGTGGTTCGGTGGAAAGACCTCGAACCAAGTTCGCGTGATCCTTGGCTTTGGGCAATCGAACTCGGCCGGCGCTCGCACAGGCGGCCCGAACCCGGCCAATTCGTTGGTGAAGGTCTGGGACAAGGTCGCGCATGCCTGGGGTTCGAGCGATATCACGAAAGCCCCTTGGACCTACGCGAATCCCAACGGGAACACGGGCAACAACAACATCGGCCTGTCGGCGGCGCACCGCTTTGCCGATGAATATGGCGTACCCACCTTCCTGATCTATTACTTCGTGGGCGGCACCTCGATCGACCATTGGGTGATCGACGGGAACGCGGGTGGCAACGGCGATTACTATCTCGCGTTCAAGGCGGCGATTGCGGAGGCCTTCGCGACCCCTGAGCTCGCCGGCAAAAAGGTGACGGTGGATCTCGGTATCTTCTCCCAGGGCGAAGAAGATTACACGATGGATTTTGCCACCTATCTCGGCAAGCTGACCATCCTCAAGAACCAGTTGAACAGCGAAACGTGGTTCGGGCCAGATACGCCGCTGCACATCACTGGCATGTCTGGCCTTCACGACCGCTACCAGGTCGAGAAGGTGCATCGGTATTTCGCTGCCTACCTGGATGCCAAGGTCCGGTGGATCAACTCCAAGGGCATGAAGACCGATTATGACGCGAGCGGTGGCGTCGGCGACTACACCCACTTCCAGGGCACATCGCTCTGGGACATGGGCTATAATCGGGTGTGGGCCGCCTTCCAAGACGAACGTGTTGAATATAAGTCGGAGCCTCCTCTGTTTTGGGGGCGTGGCGTCGGCGCTGCCAAGCCATCCGACCCCCAGGTTATTGCGTCCTTCTCTTCGTTCTGCTCCTGGGACAGCCGAGACTTGACTTCGCAGGCGGTCAATTCGTTAGTGGCTGGAACCGGAACATTCGCCATGGGGTATCAGTGCTCCCCTGATGGCAACTATACGGCATGCTTTGGGTACCTCACCTACACCACCAACCTTTGCAGCTATGCTGGCGTGTTCGGGCGAGAAAATGGTGCCGACGACAACGGGGATTATTCTCTCGTCTCTGGTTTTCAGAACCTAGCCAGCGCCAATTACACCGGTGTATTCGGGCGCGGCAATATTTCCGCTGACGCTGGCCAATTGGTTTGCGGAACCTTCGCAGAATTCACGACGGCGCAGGTAAACGACCCCGTTGTTTTTCAGGTCGGCGTTGGCACCACGACCGGCAGCCGGTCGAATGCCTTGACTTCTCGGCTCAACTCTGGATCCACGAAGGTCGGCAAAACCTACACGGTGGCCGGCCTGCCTTCGGCCGCCAATGCCGGCGATGGTGCGCTACTCAATGTATCAAATCTGGGCGGCGGCGCTGGCATGGTCCGCTCTGACGGCACGGTATGGCGCCGCCTGAAGGAGGAAGGGCTTGCGAACAATGCGACCACCTCAGGCGCGGTCACCCTCACGCCGCTTACCAGCGCCCCCGATACGACGTTCTCCGGCGCGCTGACCGCCGACCTTGCCGTAACCCTGTCGACCACTGGGGCGTACAACGGCGCGAGGTTCCGTGTCATCAAGACTGGCGCTAGCGGCGCGTTCAAGTTCACGGTGCAAGGGGCCATCGTGAAGCAGAATGAATGGGTGGAATACAAGTATGACGGCGCGTCGTGGGTGTTCGTCGCGGCCGGCACCCTTGATGTCGTTGGCGTGGTTCGCATCAATACGCAGACCGGAACCGCCTACACACTCGACATCCACGATTGCGGCCGCATGGTTACTATGAACAATGCCGCCGCGAACGTCGTGACGATACCGCCCAATGCGACGGTTGCCTTCCCGATTGGCGCGAGCATCGATATCGGCAGCCTTGGCGCTGGGCAGACTTCGGTAGCGGCCGGCGCTGGCGTCACCATCCGGTCGACTAACGGCCGCTTGAAATTGGCCGGTCAGTACACGGTCGGCACCATTCGCAAGATCGGCACTGATGAATGGCTCCTGGCGGGGGATCTGACGGCATGACCTACGCCGTGGGATATATCGTTTCCGGCCGTCGCAACTTCTACATCGTGGATGTGGCTGGCACCTCGAGCCTTACGGTCCCGGCTGACTACCGTCCGACCACAGGGCGGTCAGAGGTCATCGCGGGCGGGGGTGCTGGCGGGCGTGCCGTCAACAGCCTTGGCGGTGGCGGCGGCGGAGGCGGCTATTCGCGCACTGATCAGCCGCCCATCACTGCCGGCCAAGTCCTCAATTGCAGCGTGCCCAGTGGCGGAGCCAAGACGTCGGCCGCTGCCCAGGCTGGAAGCGGCGGCGATGCGTGGCTCGGCGGAACAGATTTTGCCAGCTCGTTCTGCGCCGCCAAGGGCGGGGCGGGCGCGAACGGCGGAACTGGTGGGCAGGGCGGACAAGCGTCAGCTGGCATAGGCACCATCAAATACAGCGGCGGGAACGGAGCATCAGCCGGCAGCCCATATGCCGGCGCTGGCGGTGGCGCTGCCGGCATGAACGGGAATGGAAACCCTGGTCTGAACGGCGTGGGCGGCTCTGGCGATGCCGGGTTTGGCGGTGCAGGTGGCGCGACCGGCGTGGCGACCCCCGGCCTGCCGGGCACGGAGTGGGATGCAACGCACGGCTCGGGCGGTGGCGGTGGTGGCTACAACGGCCCGGTCAACGCGGATGGTGCTGATGGTGGCTTGTACGGCGGTGGCGGCGGAGGCGCTCGATCGGGCGGCACTTTCGCAGGTGGGAATGGAAGGCAGGGGCTGATCGTATTGAGCTGGTAGCGGCGCTCAACCCAGAGGAATTAGCCCAGGCGACACTGGGGGTAACAGCATCCTCGTATTGATGTGGGGCCGCAAGGAGCGGTGGGGACATCCGTTCCAATGTTTGGATGATCAGGAGCATAGCAAATGCGGATCCTGTTCTGCGTGCTTCTGGCCTTAAGCCTTATGTCGTGCGCCACCCGACAGCCTGACGCCCCGATGTGGGGACGAGTGGCGAAGGAGGTGGGCCAATGGTGAGGCTGCTGCTCATCCCCGCCTTCGCCATAATCAACCACGTCCGCGGGGGTGGTGGACTCTTCGGCGCGCGCTTCGTCGCTCTGCTTCAGCGCATCCCCGGCAATGGCGATGCGACGTCCGCCCCCTTCGTTGCTCTGCTGGCGTGGGCGGCTGGCTTCTCCGCGCTCTCGTCTCTCGTCTTCGCAGGCTGCTGGCTTTGCTGGTCGACGCCGGCACAGGGCTTCCTGCAGGGCCTGGGGCGGGGGCCTGGGCCGATCGATGTCCGCGCCCCATCTTGGTACGAGGCGCTGTTCATTCGGTGGAGCTACGGCAATCCGTACCTCGCCTTCAGCTACCGCACGACGCTCTTCCTTATCCCGATGGCCTTCTGCTTCGGCTGGCCCTGGATCCTGCTGGGGCCGCTGCAGGTGGTCGCCTACGAAATTGGCTGGCGGCTCAGGCAACCCGGCATCGCAATCGGTGAACTGATCACTGGCGCCCTCTGGGGAGCCTTTCTCCTTGGAGCCTCGCTATGAAGCGTGACGATACCGCCTTTTTCCGTGCCATCCGCCCGCTGATCGGTGGCGCTGACAAGAAGCTGACCACTGATCAGGTCGCAGGCGTCAACGCCCTTCTGTCGGCCTTCGACCGATACGGCGACGGCGACTTGCGCAAGCTGGCCAACATCCTCGGCCAGGTCCAGCGCGAGACCGGCGGCCTGATGACGCCAGTGCGCGAAGGCTTCAAGGACAGCGACGCCGACGCGCGGGCCTATGTGAAGCGGCAGGGCTACAAATACGCCAAGCCCGGCCGGAACCGCGGGCAGTGGGCGTATGGTCGTGGCCCGATCCAGCTCACCCATGACGACAATTACGAGCGCGCCGACCGAGAGCTTGGGCTCAATGGCCGCCTAGTCGCGAACTATGACCTTGCCCTTGATCCCAAGATCGGTGCGCAGATTGCCGTTCGCGGCATGATGGAGGGCTGGTTCACTGGCAAGAAGCTGGGCGACTATTTCAACGCCAAGGTCACGAACTGGCAGCAGGCGCGTCGGATCGTCAACGCCATGGATCACGCCGATGAGGTGGCGACCAACTCCAAGCGCTTCCATGCCGCGTTGCTTGCCTCGGTGGAGCCGGATGCAAATTCAGATGTGGCCGCACTCGTGCCGCCGCCCGAACCCGCGCCGGTAGCGCCCGCCAAGCAGCCGGTGAACTGGGCCGGTGCCGGCGCTGCCGTTGGCGGGACGATCGTCGCAGCTCAAGCCGGCGTGCAGGCCGTCAACTCGACCGTGACCACCGTGCGGGACACCGCCACGCAGGCTGTCGAGACGGTCACCACCATTCGTGAAACCTCGCAGGGGCTGGCCGCCTGGATGCCGTCGCCCTCGATCATGGTCGCGGTCGGTATCGTCATCGTGGCCATCGGCATTGCGACGATCTACCTGCGGCACAAGCTGGCGCGGGAGCAGGGGGTTTGAACATGCCCTTCCTCTCAATCATCCCCCTTCGCGGATGGCTGGTGATCATCGGTGTCATAGCCGCTGTCGGCTTGGCGTGGTGGACGGCTGAAGCCCTGAAGGATGCCGGAGCGCAGCAGGCTATCAACAAGATCGAAACTCAAGACAGGAGCGCGGTCGATGCGGCTGGCAAAGCTCGGAATGTTCGTCGCGCTTGTGTCGACGTTGGCGGCGTGTGGGACACCGCGACCGGCAAGTGTCAGGGGCGGTGAGTGCAAGGTGTTCGAGGCGCCGGCAACGGTGATCCTCGGTCAGACGTCGGCCGACCAGGGCTGGATTGACGACACGATTGAAAGCGGCGTGGCCGCCTGCCACTGGCCTCGGCCGAAAGCGAGAAGTGCGAAGTGATGGAGGAGAAGCCCATGCATACGCCTTCATGGTTCAAGCCACAGGTTGATATCGGAAGCCTCATTGCGGTGGTTGGTGTCGCCGTCGCCATGGTCACCAACTACAACACGCTGCAGAACAATCAGGACAAGGTGAAGATCTGGCAGGAGACCCTGGAAAAGCAGCTTGTCGAGCGACGTGCCATGACTGACGCTCGCTTCAATGCGCTTGAGGCGAAGATTGCTCCGATTGAGGCCGTGCAGTTCCGCCTCGGAAAGCAGGAAGCCGATACTGTCGCGGCCAATTCCCGTATCGATCGTATCGTTGACAGCTTCTCTGAGCAGTTGAAGGAGCTGCGCAAGGACGTGAATGCGGTGGGCACGAAGGTGGAAGTCCTCACCCGCTCGCTTGAGGACCAGAACCGCCTCAACCGGCCGACGACAAGCGGGCCTCGTTGATTCTTCTGGATCGGGCCTAGTTCTTATGACTGGGTTCTCGCCCCAGATTTTCAGAGTGAACAATCAATTGCTCTCCGAGCCTCTTTGCCTCGGAAGGAGGAAGCATAAAGTGTAGCCATCCAAGTCCAGGATGGCGTAGATGCAGAGCGCTATGCTCCTCAAGCGCCTCTCGGGCCACAGCCCATTTTGGCTCCACGATAGCGTTGAATGGCTCGGTATAATCGCCTGGCACTTCAGGCTTCATATAGGATCGAAGCTTCTCCAATTTAATGATGAAGCCGTCAACTACAGAGGCCGGCATTTTGAATTCCACCGGTGGGTTTGTCGGAAACCTCACCGTGATCATTTGACAGTCCTCCGACAAAATAAAACTTGGCGCTGCCATCCTATCTTTTCCCTATCCTTGGCGTGACGGTGGCGTGAAAGGTTAGACGCCGCGCTTTGCATCCCTCGCCTCAAGACGTCTCATCAATTCGTCTACGAGCGCCTGCTCCCGATGGTTTAGTGGCCGAGGTGTTTCTTCAATCTCTTTCTGTTTTGCCGGCGAATAGTGGCTTTGGTATCGAAGCAGTTGCTCACTCTGCCGGTCAATTGTCTGCTTCAACATTTCCTCGCGCGAGGAATCGAAGGACGCTTCCAAACGCGCGATGATTTCGGCGTTGACGCTGCGTTTGCTCTCTGTCGCTGACTCCAGGCGCTCCATAAGGGGCTTAGGCAGCCGAAGAGAGAAGCGCACAAAATTTTCACGTGTATCGGCCATGACGTCACTTTGGCGCTTGACGCCACAGTGGCGTCATCGTAAGGAAAGGCGTCATAGTGACGCCAATGAGGGTTTAGCATGAGAGAAGGAGAGAGGTCGAGTCTCACTTTGCGTCTACCGGCCCCTGTGAAGGAATGGCTCGGCAAAATGTCGAAGGAGAACTTCACTTCGCAAAACGATGAAATCGTTCGCTGCATTCGAGAGCGGATGGAACGTGAGGCGGCACCGACCGCCACAAACGAAAAGACGGGGCAATGAGGTTGGCGCCTCGCCCCGTCTTCCTGACAATATTCAAATCGGATGGACCCCGACATGAACTTGGATAGCCATACCCCAACCCGGGGAAATTCTCAATTGCTCGCCTTCAACGGCGCCGCCATCCGGGACCGCGGCGAAATGCTGTCGCTCACCGACATGTGGAAGGCCGGCGGCGAAGACCCGTCGAAGAAGCCCGCCGATTGGGCGCGCAAGGAAGGTAGCGATTTTATCGAGCACATTGCCGTCGTCTTAAATATGCCCATGGAGCATATTTTGCGCGCCAGCCGTGGTCGGACCGGCGCCACCTTCGCTCACTGGCAGATCGCCCTGGCCTACGCCAAGTACCTCAGCCCCGATTTTCACATGTGGTGCAACACGGTCGTGCGGGAACGGATGGAAGGCAAGGCGCCCGCGACCGGCATGGCCATCACCGATATATCGGCCGACGTGCGCAAGGTGCTCGGCGGCATCGTCAAGAGCGTCGTTCATTCTGAAATCGAGGCGGCCATTCCGGCGCTGATCGAGAAACACATGGCGGCGGATGCTCGGGTGGCGGCATTGGAATATGTGTCCGTACGCGAGCTCCTGAACGAGGCCAAGGCGCTGACCAAGAAACGCAACGGTCTCAACCGTCGGATCGGCAGTGCCATGCGGGCGCTTGCTCTGGTGACCAACCCTCCCGCTGCCCTGCGCCGCTGCCCTCATTCTGGCGTCTGGTTGTACCCTCGTGGTTTCGCGGCCAAGTTCATGGCCTTGACGGGCAATGCCTGGGTCTTGGCGCACAATGACCGTGTGACCGGCCAGGGCGCCTTGCGCCTCGTTCGCCGGCCTGATGGAGAGGGGGCGCCGGCATGAGCGCAGCACGGAAGATCGACCTCGAGCCGGCCGGCGCTGATGACGCTGCCATTGCCACGGCATTGAGGCGCCTCGAACCTCTCATCTGCGATGCGGTGAATATGCTGCGCATCGCCGTGAGTGTGCAGGAGGATTGCTTTCGGCAGGCCAAGCCGCTCGGCGATGTTGGCGATCAATGGATCACGCTGAAATGCTCGCAGGAAGAGCGGGAGAGCGTTGAGTTCTCAGCCATCCACGCGCTCGATCTGGCACTGATGGTCAAGCGTGAGTTCTATCGTGCATGTCACGGCCAGGATCCCAAAGTGGGCTATTGAAACAAGGACACGACGGGGCCGACACTTGGCCTCGTTTCTTTTTTGATGGGGCAAAACAATGGACAAGACGCAAGATTGGTACTGGGCGGCCGCCAATGATGGCGCGGCTGGTGATCGCTTCGTGATCGAGAACGGACAGGCTCGGCTTTGGCCTCGGGTACGGCAGGAGATCGCCGCCGACGAACGGTGCTTGTGGATGCCGGTGCAAGAGCTCAATGCAGGCAGCCGAATTGAAGACATCCTGAACATGATGCTGACAGTGGTTCTGCCGTATGGCGTGAGCCTCAATCGCTTTGTGCTGGAGGCGGCAAAGATCCCGGTTTTCGCTCAGTTCCTACGCGATGCGCCGCACGATCTGGGCAACTATGTCTCTAACCCGGTTAAGAGCGGAGTGGCGATCAAGATGGAGCCGTACTCCGAAGAGACGAAAAACCGATTGGGCCAGATCGTCAGCGAGACGCTCGGCATCGAGGATGATTGGTACGACTGATCACCGGCTACAGGAACGAAACAAGGGCCGTCTTTCGGGGCGGCCTTTTTTCATTGGGCGGGATTGTGCCGACTCTTGTGCGGCCGATATCCACCTTCTGTTCTCGCCTGTCCGGTTTGTCAGAGCGAAAAACGCAGCTATTTCAAGGTGTCGATGGCTGGGGCGGGAGGGTTCGAACCTCCGAATGGCGGAATCAAAATCCGATCGGCGGACGTCGAAAGTATTTGATCTTGCTCAACTTTTAGGAAATATCCGCTTCCCCTGTGCCTGTTTTTGTGCGGCCCTCTTCCCCTGAGCGGGCTTCGTTACCTCGGAAAGGTCGAAGGTTTTGGCCTCCAAACCTGTGCCGGTTTTTGTGCCGGCCGCCTCGCGCCGGGTCTCCACTTCCAAGAAGGCATAGGCCTTTTCGGTTTGCTGCAAGGTCGAGTGCCCAAGCTGATCGCGCACCATTTCCATCGACCACCCGTGATCCTGCAGCAGCCGGCATCCATGGGTACGGCGCAGATCGTGCCATATCAGATTCGGCACCTTTGCACGCTCCGCGGTGAGCTTGAGCGCGCGCAGTCGGTGGCGGAAGCGGCTGCCATCCTTGTCCGACAGTTTCTTGCGGCCGCGCTTGATGCCGTCACCAGTATTTTTCGACGCGCCATGGAAGAAGACATAGCGGCTCTTGAAGTGCCTCGGCAGGCGGCGCAGTACCGCAACCGCCTCGTCGAGAAGGATGGCGGTGCGGTCGCGCTTGCCCTTGGTGATCTCCTTGGGGATGACGACTTGGCGCTGATCGAGGTCGACCCGATCCCAAGTCAGGGAGAACTGCTCTTCCTCACGCAGGCCGGAATAGATCGCAAAGAGTATGGCGTCGCGCACGTTCGGGATGGCCGCTTCAAGCAAGCGCGCTTCCTCGGCGTGCGACAGGTATCGAGTGCGCGGGTTGCTCTCTTTGAGGCCCCGCTTCTTGCGGACCTTGAGGAAGGCGCTCACAGGGTTGTGCTCTGTCCATTCCTTCTCTTCGGCCAGGCCGTACATGGAGCTGAGGCAGGCCAGATCCCGGCGAACCGTTGGCGCGCTCGCGCCCATGGACCGACGCCAGGTCTCGAACTCCTTGAGATCCGCGCGGCCGATCGAGAGAATGGATTTGTGACCTAGCTTCTCGTCGAGCCAGTTGATCGAAATGCCGTAGCGCTTGGCGCTGCTTGGGCGGATGGTAGGCAGGTGCTCTTCAATGAAGGCGTTTGCCAGTTCGTTCAGGGTTACCTGGGGCCGCTTGCCCCACGCTTCCGCGTCGAGCTCGTCGAGCCAGACCCTAAGACGTTCGCGAGCGACGCTCTCAGATCGTGTTTCGAGGGAGCGCCGAAGCTCTTCGCCGTCCTTCTGGGCGCGCCCCCACCACGTTTTGCCCCTGAGATAGACGTTGGCCATTCTCTCACCTCTATGACCTGAGAATCCCACCAACGGCGAAAGGCAGCAAGATCAAACACCCATTGACCACCCTTGCCGGATGGCTGGCGGCTGCCGGGGATCTTGCCCAGGGATGCCTGCCGGATCCAGTGCCGGGCCGTGAAGCCGAATTCCTCGGATAGCTGCTGTGCAGAGACGTGTTTCATTGCGCCTCCTTCGGAACAAAGGGCCGGCCCCACCGTTCAACGCGCGGAGGTGCGCCATGAACGAAAACACCTGGACTCACCCTGTTAAGTTTGAAACTGGCGTCGGAACGTTTCGGGTCGCCGCCTCGCCAGAGGAAGCCGCCAATGTCCTGCTGAACCATTGGCCGATCGAGGGCGGCGACAAGCATATGCTCGCCCGGAAAGCCTGCCTGGATGCCTTGGCGGGCGCGGTGCCAGCGGAGCTGGCGCGGAAGGCTTTTGTCGAAGCGTGCGACGAGGCCGGCATGTATGTGATGCAATAATCCATCACGCATTGGTGCCGGGCTCCTTCACTCTCTTTGGGGCGGTATAGATCGTCTCCCGAACCTCCATGACGCGGGCGGCCATGCCGTTGTTCTCAGCCATGTTCTTGGCCTTGGCTAGCGCCCGCTCATAGGTGGTGAGCTTGCGGGCCGGCACGGCCATAAAGCGATTCTCGGCGCCGCTCATGCCGCGTCGCCCTCATCTGGCAAGGCCATCCAAAAGAAATTGAGTGCTGACCAAGCTACCTCGGCCATCTTTCGGGCAACCGCATCGTTGAATTTGTCATCAAGGAAGGATGCGAGAACGTAGATTTGGCCCTCACCAGACAGTAGGACTTTCAGGCCTTCCTTGTTCTTTTGCCTAGCGATGACGATCGAGAAGCCGTTGATGGTGTCGCCATCCGACAGGTCGGCGACGATCTCATACTGCGGCACTGCGCCGGGGAGATACCGAATGTTGGTCATGCTGGGTTCTGGTCCCCGGGCTGATGCTCCCGCTCCAACTCCGCAACGACTTGCTCTTTCCAGTTGGGAGTGGCTGCTTTCCACTGGCGGAACTGAAGGAGGCCAGCAACGTATTTACGATCTGTCCAATCGTCTGATTTTTGATTGATGCGGCACACGCCGAGGGTGAGATTGCCGGCATGGTAATGCCAGTGGAACTCATTCCCCACCATGCGTTGGAGCGCGATATAGTCGGAGGCGGTGAACGGCGTTGCGCTCGCCGCTGCGATATTGGCCCGCATATTCATTGATCGCTCCCTGCCGGCAGCAAGTTGTTGATGAAAGCGACGGTCTCTTTTTCGCCGTCGTCGTACTCGTCATCGTTCCGGCTCTTGAAGAGGCTGTAGTTTTCCAGCCTGACAATTTTGGCCTGGATCACTGCGCCGGCGAGCGTTGCAGGCCTGATCGCCAAAGCTGACCGGAAAAGCCCCGCGCGCTGCTCAGCCAGGGCGCAAAACTCCTCCTCGTTTGCATTGAGCCCGACCCGCTCTTGCCAAGCTTCGTATGCCGCCATGTGTGCGGTACCGGTTCGGCGCAGTTCCTCGGCTCGCTTCTGGGCTGCATCGAGAGTGCCGACAAAGACGTGACGCGGTGTCTTGACGGCCATTGCATCATCAGGATGCCAGCGGTTACCGCGGGTCGTGACCTGGGCGCCGAACCAGTCGCGATCCCGCTTCCCTATGACCAGCGCATCGGGCCCGTTCACGAATTGCCGGTCGCACTCCTCGATCAACGAATTGTGAAATGCGCAGTTTGCTTCGATCCTGGTGGTGAGGGCGTCGATCTGAGCGCCTAGCGCCAGCAACTCGGCGTCGGGATGAACGATGGCGGCGCCGCCAGCGCTTTCGAGGAACTCCAGAACCCGGCCGACGATGGCGCCCAGGCCTAGGGGGTCCATGAATTCTTCGGTCTCATCCTTGGCGAACCTGAGCGCTGTAATAGCACCCGCAGTGGAATGAATGACTGGCGGGTCATTCCGCAATTGATCGATCGGCGGTCCGTAAGTCGCAGCGACCAGAGCGTCTTCCTTTCCATCGGAAGAGAAGTGGGCTTCACCCTTGGGCGCCGCGTTATAGGCAGTCATGCCGGCCCTGTAGGCTTCGACCAGGGCGATGATCGGTTCGACGGAAAGGTGAGCCGGCAGAGCGCCAACCGGGATGGCGGTGGTGCTGGCGAGATTTGCAACCTGAATGTTCATGATGGCGATCTCCTGTGGAGACCGGGGCCGATGACCCCGGATTGATGGGGTCACTCTGGCAAGGTGAGATTGGTGCCGAGTTGGTGATTGACAATGTTCAACAGGGCGGCGACGAACTGAGACCCGCAATCGACCAAGCAGCCTTCCTCATCGTCGCGAAGGGTATGCAACTGCTGGCGCCTGCCCTCGTCTGTAGTGGCGAGCGTCGCTGCCAATGCCTCGAATTTTTCGCAGCGCTCCCCCCAAAGGCGGGTGGTCGTTTCGTTGGGATCGTCTGGGCTGGCTTCGTAAGCGGCGGCTACCGCCTTGAATTCCTCGATCGCGGCGAACACAGGATCCGGCGCCGCCTGGTGGGCGACAGCAGTTTTCAGAAAGTCCAGGCAGGCCTTGAGGACTTTGGGGGCGAACCCAGCGCCAATCATGTCCTCGTCGGACTTGAGGTCTTTGGTTCCGTCTTCATAGACAAGCTCAATCGCGGCAATGGCGCCGGCAAGCGATGTCACCTTCGGAGTTTCGTCCCGAAGCTTGAAGAATGGAACATTACTCTCGTCGCCCAGCCGTTCTTCTTCCTCCCGCGAAATGCCGAGCGGGGCATCGCGGTAAGCAGCGTCTCGCACCCGGTACTCATTGACCAGCGCAAGCATTTCGTCATTGCCGGGAGCCAGCATCGCTGGGATGGTGGTAGCGCTGGTGAAGTTCTGAACCTGTACATTCATGGCAGGGCTCTCCTGAGAGAGCGGGGGCCGCAACCCCCGCGGTGAGGGGTTAGGCGGCTTCGCGAAGGTCGCGAGCACGATCATAGGCGGAAGGCGAGGAATGGCGCTCCTTGACGGCGCGCTCGATCATTTCGCCGTAGACCGGGTGGATAACCAGGGCGTTGGCGATCTGCATGAAAGAGGGGTCTTCGTCGGTCAGGGTGACGAAAGTCGCCTTGCGGGTCCGGGCGTTCCAGACGTTGAGGCGGATAGTCTGGATCTTCCACGAGGTAGACGAAACGCCGAGGTCGATATCGGCAGCGCCGTCAACGCCGCCAGCCGTCAGAGTGCCGATGGTGAGAAGCGGAAGCTCTTCGAAAGCGAGGGTGTAATCGGACATTGGCTGAACCCATCAAAGGGGCGGTGCCCCGTGGTCGATGAGTTCTTATAACTTAGGTTTTGATGGCCTTCAAGTACCTAAGTACTAGGGTGGCGAAAAAACTTTGGGCCTCCCATCGCGGTTAACAAAATATGATTCGACAACCCCTCTTCCGTCTGGAATCTATGAGAGAACGTAAAGTGAACATTTGAGTTTGGAGGCCATGATGAAAGAGCTGGGGCGGCGGCTTTTGACGGATCTCTCGTATGCGCTGGTCGAGTGCGAAGATTGCGGGAAGATCCGCCGTTTCGGCTTCGATGAGCTCAAGACGGCCCAGGAATATGGCGCCGCGACGTTGGGAGACCTTGCTACCCGGGCGGCGTGCATTGAGTGCCGCCGTTTTACCAAGCGCCGAAACGTGACAATTCGCCCATACTGGCGGTGCGAAGCTTTATCGGCCGCCTAGAAGGGGATCAGAAACTATGTCCCGCGTCACCTATTATGTCTCGCTTCCATTCCACCGCTCGCCGGACGGCGATCTCATCGCGGGCGAGGCAAAGGATGCTCCTAACGCTGCCATTGCCCAGTCCCGCGCGGCAGGCATGCTAGGCAAAGAGGTGACGGTCCCCAGCCTCCGCAAGAAGCAGCCTCCCACGATAGTGACCTACATCGGCGCCGTCGCGTTCTCTCGCACCGGCGATCCAGACTTCGGCGACTTCGATGATGCTGTGGTTCTGGCACGATATGGCGAGACCCCGGAGAACCTTGACGGGATGGAGTGATGCCATTTCACGGCCGTGCGCGACGCGGAGTTAGCTCTGGCCGGCGAACACAATCTTGTGCACCGAGAACACCGCGCTTTCCGGGAAGATCATCAGTTCGTCTTCGCCCTCGGCCGGGTTGAGCTGTCTCAGGACGAGCTCCTTCCCGTTGCGGGACACGAACTGCTTCACGTAGGCGTCGAGCGGATCGCCGTCGTGCTCGCCGCGCAGCTGGGCAATGACGAAGTCGTTTTGCGCAACAGGCAGATAAGGGTTCACCCAGACGGTCTCGCCAGGGTAATAGCGAGGAATCATGGATGTGCCGAACACGTATGCGGCATAGGCACCGTCAACGCCTTCAAGGCTCGTCGGGCAGAACGTTGTCCCGACCTGTTCCCCGTTCATTATAAAGCGGCCATTCGGGCCACCGGCGGCTCTGCCTAAGATCGGGATGCCGGCCCGCGGGAAGCGCTGATATACCGGTGAACTCGCATTGCCGCGACCAGAAGGCTGAACAGCACTCGCCTGCGCGCGCACGCGTGTGAAGAGCGACTCCACCTTGGGCGTCAATGGCCCATCGTGCTCCAGCGCCTCAATCGGCACCTCGAGCTTGCGGGCGATATCGAAAATGAATTTCGACCGCTCTGTTCGGCCGTCCTCGATTTTCTGAATGGCGGTTTGCGAGATGCCAACGGCCTTGGCCAGGTCCGTCTGCGACCAGCCTTTTGCCTCACGAATTTCCCGGATCTTGGCGCCTGAATACATGGCCAGCCTTATAACCTGCGTTTTATCCCCTGTCTCTAAAACAAAAGTCTTTGACATCTGAGTACCTAGGTTTTAAAGGAAGGAAGGTGCAACTTAGGTTTTGAGGCTATGTCATCGACCATCCCTATCTCGCTCACTCCAATGGAGGCCGCCATCAAGCACTTCGGGTCAGAAGTGAAGCTTGCTGCCGCGATCGGGGTATCTCAGACGGCGATCAACAAGGCGAAGCGCAGAGCCAGGGTCTCGGCTGAAATGGCCGTCGCCATCGAGCGAGCAAGCGGCGGTGTCGTCTCTCGTTCAGAATTCAGGCCAGACCTATGGTCGGAGAACGGGGCGGCGGCATGAGCTTCCGGCCGATCTCCACCGAAGGCTTCAAAAGCGCGCCCGTCGTCATCGACATGGGGCCGGCGCCCAAGCTTGAATGGATCGATATCAGCGATCTCGTGGTGGACGATAGCTATCAGCGCCCAATCGCTCGGGCCGGCAAGACCAACATCGCCCGGATCGTTTCGAACTTCCGGTGGTGCTATTTCGCCGCTGTTGTCGTCTCCCCGATCGAAGGCGGCAAATACGCCATCGTCGACGGTCAGCACCGCGTCACCGCAGCGGCAATCCTCGGCATAACCTCCGTGCCCTGCCAGCTGATCCTGGCCGATCGGAAGGAGCAGGCCGCCGCGTTCCGAGCCATCAACGGCGTGCAGACAGCCATGACACCGCTATCCCTCTATCACGCGGAGATAGTCGCAGGCGTCAAGGAAGCACTGGAAATCGCGGACTGCTGCGAATGCGGCGGCGTTACCGTCGTCAAGACTTCCAAGCTGGCATCTGAACTGAAGCCAGGCGAAACCCTGGCGATCAACACGCTCCGGAAGTGCCTCAGGATCTACGGTCGCAACACCCTCATCACCGCTCTGAAATGCATCACGGATACCGACGCCAATATCCCCGGCGCCCTCAACGCCGTGAACATCGACGCGATCTGCTGGGCACTGAACCTGAAGCCGGCGCATCGTGACGCGGGTAGTGCGCTGCTCGACGTGTTCGACAATATCGACCTCGATACTCTCCACGAACTCGCAGTAGGAGAGGCCAAGGCTCAGGGTACCACCCGCGCCCGTACGCTGGCCCAGCTGATTCACCAATATCTCGAGGAGCGTCTGTCTCGCTTTTCCCTGCAGGTGGCGAATGGGTGAAGCAGTCATGTCGTCTCTTTCAGGCATGTGGCCCCGTTCTCGGTGTCCGTCGAACTCGGTGAGAGGGCAGCCGGTAGAGCACCGGCCGCTTCGCCCTTCTCCGCTCTTCCCTGATCCGCTTGATGATGCGGCGGGACAATTTTCCGATCCTTTCCATGCCTTCTCCTTTGGCTCGCGCGTCTCCCGGCAAGTTGCCGCGCTGGCCGATGTCACTTCGCAAGGTGTCAACCATGCTTGGTAGTTCGCCGTACGCAAAACCCGCTCCAGCGATGCAATCAGCATCAATGGAGGCGTCCGGAATGTCCGGTTCCCAAAGCCCCAACTACGGGGGCATCAATTCATTGTTCGGTGTCTGTTCTGGGCAGGAGCTTCGGGAGCGGGTCACTTCGTTCCTGCGCAAGCGCTATCCGGTGAAGGCTGCCGAGAACGTCGCAGCAGATGCCAGCCTGCCAGTCGGCACGGTTCAGAAGTGGTTCGCGCGAGAGACATGCCCGAATGGTCCGGCGCTCGTCCGGCTCATCTTCGTCTATGGGCCGAACCTCCTGGCCGCGATCATGAAGGATCCGCCGGAGTGGATCGACAAGGCCGCATCCGAGGCCGACATCGCCCTGTTTGACCACCAGATCGCCCAGCTTGAAGCCGCCAAGGAGGCACGCCGTTGAAGCGTCTGGGCGCCTTCCTTGCGCTCTTTGCGCTCCCCTTTGCTCGTCATCGCCGTGACAGGCTGGAGCGGCTTCGCAATCGCTGGGCTGAACACGTCCGCTGGCTTCACACGAGGGCCTATGGCGACGGAGGCGAGCAATGACCAGCAAGCCGACATCGCGCACGATTGAGAAGCTCGACCTAAGCCATGCTTTTCGAGCTGCCTTGATCGAACTGGCGCTTGATCTTGGTTACCAGGTCTCTGACCAGACCGGCGGGAATGACACCATCGCAATCCAGCGGAATCGGGCCGTATGCGGCCGAAACGCTGACTTGCTTGTGAGCATGTCGTTTCACGGCGCCGACTTCTACCTTGCAGTGACGATCGATCCGGTGGGCTGGGATCAGAAGACATCGCCTGAGATCGACGCCTATTTCCAATGGGCCAATCAGCTACGCGCCAACGGCATCGGCGCCTTTCATTTCACCGCCACGGAGATCCGTGCGGCCGTCGGCCTGTGCGCCGATCAGACCATCAATTCCATCATCGATTTTCAGACCGGCCGCATTATCGCGGCGGCAGCGGGTGTTGCATGAAAAAAGATCTGCTCTTGGTTCACACCGAGAATTTTCAGGCGCTTGCTAAGAAGCTGGGGTGGCCGAGATACGTCGTTTACACGGCGCTATGCTGGCAGCTCTGGAATGGCATTGTGCTTCCGGAAGGGGATGGCGATCTGGCGAAAATCGCAGATGTGCCGTTGCAAACTTGGCTGAAGTACAAGCCTAGCATCTGGCCAAAGATTGTCGACCATAGTCAGGAATGGGTTTGGGCGGATCAAGAAGGCGCTGACCTGATTAAGTCGGAGCCGGCAGAAAATGTCTGAATTGCCAGACCCTTTGACGCCTCCTGATTGCGATCTGCGCACGTTCCCGTTCATGCCGATTGATATCGCTCGGCTGTTCGCATCGCACTTCCATGCTGTCGCCAATGATGCGGAATGGCGGGCAGGGGTGACGCTCTGGCTTAAATCATTTCACCAGGTTCCGGCCGGCAGCATACCGGGCGACGAGCGTGAGCAGTGCCGGTTGGCTGAACTCGGTCGGGATCTGAACGGCTGGCGGAAAATCAAGAAAGTGGCCTTGCACGGGTGGATCGAATGCAGCGATGGGCGGCTCTATCATCCTGTGGTGTGTGAAAAGACGATCGAGGCCTTCGAAAAGAAGCGTTTCTTCAAGAAACGGAGCAAGACAGCGAATGACGCGCGGTGGGGCAGTCGCGATCCGGTTGAGGGGGAAACACCCGAAACGGAGACAGCGAAGGAGGCCAAAACCGATCCTTCAAGGAATGCTTCAAGCAATCCTACAAGCACCGCTTCAAGCAATCCTTCCATAGGATCCCAAGTAGACAGTAGACATTTTGACACTGGTTTCACCTCTACGGTTGAGGCTAACGCCTCAACCTCCGAGGTGCCGCCTGCCCGGGGTGGGGCAGACTTGCCGGCAGAGAAATCCGACGAGGATCTGTTCTGGTCCCTTGCCAAGGAATGCGATGCGAAGGGCATTGCTAGGTCGCGCCTCGGCAAGCTCCTCAAGCTCGCGCACGCCGGGGCTACCACCATACCGGCAGCGACACGGCTGCTGCAGAGCTGCCTGAAGGCCAAAGACCCATCGACCTATTTCGGCGCCACCATCCGGCAGATCGAGGAAGACGCCGGCATAACCCGGGCCAAGCAAATGAAGGCCGGCAAGAAAGTGCCGCCGTGGGTCGCTGAGTGGCGTGAAGCCGGCGAAACCGTAACGCCGGTCGGCCCGAACCAATGGTCATCCCGCGGCAACACCTATGACGACGAGGGGAGGTTGATCGGATGGTAGCGCGTACCGTCGACGAAATTTTCCGAGAACATCACATTCAGGCCAGGTCTCACCGCAATGGACATTTCCGAACAGTTTGCCCCGAGTGCAGCGCCAAGCGAAAGCACAAGCGCGACAAGTGCCTCTCCGTCTCGATCGACGGGAGCGGGGCCCGGTGGTTCTGCCACCACTGCGGGTGGGCCGGCGGCGAGTTCTTTGAAACGCAGCGTAGCGGCTACGGCATACGCAGCAACACGCGGCATCAGTTCGGCGACTTTGGATCTGCTGCGCGTAAGGTCCGCTACGGGCTATTTTCCCAGCATTGAGCGCAAGGCCGAAGGTCTGATCTTCCCGTACTTTGTCGGCGGGCAGGAAACCTATTTCAAAGCCCGCTGTCTGGAGGAGAAGACGTTCACCTCGAAGAAGGATGCCAAGGCCTCGTTCTTCAACCTCGACAACGTGCTGAACGGGCCCCTCGATGTCGTCTACATCACTGAAGGTGAGTTCGATGCCGCTTCGCTGATCGAGGCTGGCATTCCCATGAACCGGGTGTTGTCGGTGCCCGGTGGCGCTCCTGAAAAGCTGCGTGAGGAAGACGACGGCCCTCCGGACGGTTTCGGTTATGTGACCGATGCTCTTGGGATGGGCCTGAACAAGGCGGGCAAAATCGTCTGGTGCGGCGATAACGATGGGCCTGGTCGGATCCTCCGCAAGATCATGGCCCAGATCCTCGGCATTGCGAGGTTCCATTATCTCGAATGGCCGGACGGGGCCAAGGATGCGAATGAATACCTGCTGACCGACGGTGCCGACGCGCTGCGGGAGTTGGTTGAGCAAGGCTATCTGCCGTGGCCGGTCGACGGTCTCTACCGCATGAGTGAGATCCCGGAGCCTCCACCGATCTTCACGTGGTCGCCCGGCTTCGAAGAATGGGAAAACAAGATCAAACTGGCGCCCGGGATGCTTAGTGTCGTCACCGGCCTGCCGAACCACGGCAAGACCGCGCTATGGAACCAGATCTGGTTTCAGATCGTGCGCAAATACAATCTCCGCATGGCGGTAGCGACATTCGAGACCGGCGAAAAGCCTCACCTGCGCCGGCAGCTCCGCTCCCTTCACAGCCTTGTCCCTGAGAAGGACATGGACGGTCGGATGATGGCCGCCGCCGATCGCTTCATTGAGGATCACTATGTTTTCCTGAAGCACAAGGACGGCCAGCCGGATCTGAATTGGCTGCTCGATCGCGCTGAAATCGCCGTCGTTCGCTACGGCGCCCAGGCGATCCAGATCGATCCGTGGAATCGCATGGAGCACCGCCGCGAGGGCCGAGAGAGCGAGACCGACTACATCGGGCGCTGCCTCAATGCGGTGATCCAGTTCGCCCGCGACATGCATTGCCATGTCCAGATCCTGGCGCACCCGTCAAAGCGAGAAGGGCACCTTAGGAGAGATCCCCCGGAGCTTGAGGATATCTCAGGATCCATGAACTGGTTCAATCGGGTGGATCAGGGCTTTGTCGTGCACCGCCCACAGTTCGTCACGCCAGAGGGCAAACGCTGCACTGAAGCCGATCTGTACCAGAAAAAGGCGCGGTTCGAGGAGCTTGGATACGTCTGCAAGGTCGGTCTCAACTATGTCCCTGAGAAGCATCGTTACGTCTCCACCGATTACGAAGCGAGGTAAGCATGGGCAGGCCGAAACTTGTGGGTGAACGGTATCCCTGCGGAAAACTGAAGCCAGAGGTTGCGCCGCCAGCGATGGTTCGGCGCATCATCAGCCAGGCCAAGACAACGGCGCGCAATCCGCTGCTTGGTACTGAGGCAGGGCGCCTCCGTCTGAATGGCGTGATCACTTCCAAGGAGCTCGAGGCGGCGAACGCCTTTGCCACGGCCGTCGGGATGCATGATCGGCTGAAGGGGTATCCCTCTAGAACCACAGTGAGCCCGCTTTATGAGCGGGGATACGGCTCGGCGGGGGATCTCGACAAGGAAGACGAAATGATCCTGCGCGACCTGCGTGCCGGTGGCGTCGCTGAGGCTGCCGATAGGTCGCCTCGCCTGCGGCGTATTCTGAAGGCGACGAGGCGGTTTGATTGCCTGGAGATGGCGGTGACTGCGGCCGGGCGCGCGGCCTATCGCGCCGTTTATGATGTCGTGATCCTGGATGAGCCTATCCCCGTCGGGCGGCACGCTGATTTGGTGGCGGGCTTAAGAGCTGTGCATAGGGCCCTCGGAAGCGGCGAAGTCATTGTAACGAATAACGGAATCTGATATTTCCTTAATCTGAGAGTGAAGACTTGCGCCCGGAGCTGAGAAATCAGCAGCCGGGCGTTTTGCTTCAAAGGTCTTCATGCCTACGGGCATGGGGTGGAGCGCTCGGCGCCGGTCTGGGGTTGCTGCCTACTCTCCCGCCAAAGGATCAGGGCAGCAACCTCCCCACTTATCGAGTTTCAAGCAGGTTAGCGCAGTGGTAGCGCGTCGGGCCCATAACCCGAATGTCACCAGTTCGATTCTGGTACCTGCAACCAGTTTCATGCGGCGGCGCTGATAGGAAGCGCTTTGCGATTGACTAGGGGCTACAGTCCCGCTCTGGCAATGCCACCGGGTGCGTAAATCGCGACGAGTGAGTTGAACCCCGACAGCCGGTATCAAGCCCGGTCCGCATGGATATCATTTTGACTTCCTGACGTCAGGAAACCAATCGCCCGCCCGGCCAACCGAGGCGGGTTTTCTTTTGCAGCGCCGAGGGGGTCCTGACGGCCAGCCGGTCGGTCGAACAACGGAAGATGGGATGCTGCCTCGGCGGGGCGCAGGCCTTCATAGCATCAGCTCAATTCCATCACGTCCGGCAACCTTAACCACTGCTAGCACAAAGGGCAGATCCAATGAGTGAAGTTCAGCAGTTGCGGTCAACGTGCCTGATCACGGCCCTTTCTATGGCGGGGGGTGATCTCGATAAGGCGATAGTGATCGCTGAGAAGATGGTCAGCTACATCGTGTCTGGCGCCACCGGCGAACAAGGTAATGCCCTGGATACGTCCGTGGCAGCCTCGGTCAAAGGCTGAGGAATATCCCATGGGGTTTCACGCATCCTCCTTGGACAAGGGCGAGAACTCGAACGTCAAGGTTCTATGGCATTGCCCCTGCTGTCTGCGAGCCTTGGCCGAGCCGACAGGTGATCTTGCGGTCTACAGCGCCGCTATGGCTCCACGGGAAAGGATCGTGTTCGACGTCCTAGCCCGCGGCAAAGGCAGGGCAGTGCATATAACCACGCTCATGGACGCCATGTACGCCGATGATCCGACGGGCGGACCTGATTGGGATCTGGCCTACGGCTCGTTGCGCCGTGTGATCTTCCGCATTCGCAAAAGACTTGATGGCTCCGGTGTCTCGATCGAGGGCGTTCGTTCCCTGCGCGGATACCGGATCAAGATCGCGACATAGGGGCATCGCCATGTCCGCGAAGAATGGTGAGCTGACAGCCAGGCAGGCAGCTTTCGTCGACGAGTATGTGAAGAGCGGGAATGGCAGGCAAGCGGCCATTGCGGCCGGCTATTCTCCAAAGAACGCCGAAGTCGAGGCAGCGCGCCTGTTAACCAATGCTAAGGTGAGAACCTTAATCGAGGAGAAGCGGGCCCAACGCTCCAAACAGACCGGTATTGATGCTGCGTGGTTGCTCAAGCGACTGGCTGAAGAGGCAGAGGCCGACCTGAAGGACCTGTACGAGGATGAGGGTCTGATGGTGCTCAAGCCCATCGACAAATGGCCCTTGGTCTGGCGGCAAGGCCTGGTGGCCGGCGTCAAGCATGGCAGGTACGGGCTCGAACTCAAGGTGAGCGACAGAGCGCGCCGCCTCGAGCTGATCGGCAAGCACATCGGCGTCTCAGCATTCCAAGAGAACGTGAAGGTTTCAGGGCTTGGTGACCTGGCCGCTCGCCTGGATCGGGCAACCCGAAACGCGGAGGCGGACGGCGATGGGGAATGACGCCACACTAAAGGTGGTGCCGCTGCCAAAGGGCAATGTGCGCCGCTATGCCGACCAACTCCGCAAGATGGCGGATTGGCTGGAGGCCAGTCCGGATGAGCAACCTGAGGCGATGGCGCTGGTCATGGTGAATCCTGACGGTGAGCTCGATCTCTACCATTGGGGCGGCGGAGGCAACGCGCTGCTCTCCTTCATGCTGGCGAGGGCGCACCACAAGGTCATCGCGGATCCAGATGGGAGGCGGTCATGACGGAGGCCAGCACCGAACAGCAATCCACGCACGATTGGACATTGCTGCTGCTGCCATCGGCGGGGGCGCCCGAGGATCGTTCGAAGGGCGTCACACTTATGGCTTGCCGGCAGTGCGGGGCAATCAAGGTCATGCAGGGCGGCGTCGAAATTAATCGCCCTTGCCCCTGGTACGTCGCGGAAGAGCCTGACGCCTGATGCTGTCCAATGAAGAGCGCTACGAGCTCGACGAGCGAATAATCCAGGAGGCGGCCCGGTGCCGTTTCAATCCATATCGCTGGTCTCGCTTCGCATGGGATTGGGGGCACGGCGATCTCGCCAATGCCGACGGGCCGCGCGAATGGCAGGATGAGATCAACACCATCATCCGCGACCATCTGGTGAACCCCGAGACCCGGTATCAGCCCTTGCTGATCGCCCGGGCATCAGGCCACGGCATCGGCAAGTCGGCTGAAATGGGCATGGTGGCGAACTGGGCTATGAGCTGCTGGCCCTACGCCCGCGTGATGTGCACGGCCAACACCGAACGCCAGCTCGCGACCAAGACCAGTCCTGAGATCGCCAAATGGTTTCGCAGCTCGATCACGGCCCATTGGTGGGATCCGCAGGCCATGTCGATCAAGAGCCGCGATCCGAAGGCCTCGGAACGCTGGCGCACCGACTTCCTGCCCTGGTCGAAGGAGAACACGGAAGCGTTCGCCGGCCTGCACAACAAGGATCGCATCATCGTCCTGTTGTTCGACGAGGGATCGGCGATCGATGACAAGATCTGGGAGGTGGCCGAGGGCGCGATGACGGACGAAAACACCGTCATCATCTGGATCGTGTTCGGCAATCCCACGCGCAACAGCGGCCGATTCCGCGAGGCGTTCCGTAAATACCGCCACCTGTGGAACCACAAGAGCATCGACAGCCGCACCGTGCCCGGCACCAACAAGAAGTACCTGCAGTCCCTCGTCGATACCTACGGCGAAGACAGCGACATCGTGAAGGTCCGTGTTCGCGGCCAATTCCCAAAGCAGGCAGCCATGCAGTTCATTTCGGAGGAGGACGTCGAGAACGCCGCCAAGGTCCACCTTCGCACATACCAGTACAGCTTCGCGCCAGTCATCATCGGTGTGGACCCCGCTTGGTCCGGTGAGGACACGCTGGAAATCTATCTTCGGCAGGGCCTCTATTCCAAGCATCTGCGAACGCTGGCGAAGAACGACAATGACTTTCAGGTGGCCAGTACCGTTGCCGCGCTGGAGACGGAATACGATGCCGATGCCGTGATGATCGATGCCGGCTATGGCACAGGCATCTATTCAGCCGGCAAAACCATGCGGCGCAAGAACTGGCACCTCGTGTGGTTCGGCTCTAAGCCAGTAGATCCCGGCTACCTCAACCAGCGAGCCTACATGTGGGGCGAGTTGAAGCGTTGGCTCAAGGCGGGCGGCGCGATCGATCCGGCCGACACGGAGCTGTATCAGGATCTCATCGGGCCTGAGACTGTGTTCCGACCCGACGGCAAAATCCAGCTTGAGAGCAAGGAAGACATGAAGGAGCGCGGCATGCCATCGCCGAACAAGGGCGATGCCCTGGCGCTGACCTTCGCCTTCCCCGTGCGGAAGAAGGAGCCGGGAACCTCAGCAGGTAACCAAGGCAGGGTAGAAACGGCCCACGACCCCTACAAGGATCTTTGACGGGCAGGTTTCGAACGATGGATCAAACCTCGATCGCGATAGCACAAAATGCAGCCTCGAACGGCCGCCTGTTCTCCGCAGGAATCGCTGCTGTCGATGCGTATGCCGGTCATCCTGTTCTCGCCCTGGCTGCAATCCTGCCGGTGGGCGTCGCCTCTCTGCTCGATGCTGTCGTGCCTCTCAGCAATCCGTCGCGGCCTGCGATCAGCATGGCTGTGTACGGCTTCTCCGCTGCCGTTTGGGTGGCTTCGTTCATAACCCTGTGGTGAGTGCTCCATGTGCATGTTCAGCCAGCCCGATCCGCCGCCCCCGCCGCCGATTCCCGCCACGCCTCAGCAGGCGAAAGCCCCTGATGCCGGCATGGTCCGCGATACGAAGGGGCAGCGTGCCTATGACCAGCTCCGCGCACAGGCGAACACGCTGCTGACCAGCGGCTCTGGTGCTGCCGCCGCGCCGACGGCCGGCAAGGAACTGCTGGGCCAGTGATCGTTTCTCAAGGGCATTGATGTGGCAGACAACGCAGCACCAGGCGAAAGCAAGATTGCGTATCATCGCCGTCGGGCGAAGGATCTGAAAACCCTCCGTAGCCCCTGGGAACATATCTGGAATGAGCTCGCCAAGTTCATTGAGCCGACCCGCTACAAGCACGACATCAAGCCTGAGGGCTGGACGTCCCGCAGGCACATCATCGACATCACTGCCACCATGTCATGGCGCACGCTCAAGAGCGGTATGCACTCCGGCATTACCAGTCCGGCCCGCCCATGGTTCAAATGGAAGTCGAAAGACCCCGACTTAAACAAGTGGGGCCCGGTCAAAGAGTGGCTGCAGGCTGCCGAGGAGCGTGCCCGGGATATCTGCGCCGGCTCGAATATCTATTCAGCCTTCCATACCGGCTATGGAGACATGGGCCAGTTCGGCCAGTCGTGCGGCATCCTCATGGAGGACAACCGCAATGTCATCCGCATGCTGCAGCTGGTGCACGGGCAGTTCTGGCTGGCCCGCGACGAAAACGGCCGGTGCAACTCCCTCTATCGCCGGTTCGAGTGGCCGGTGCATCGCATTGTCAACCGCTTCGGTCTGAAAAACCTGTCCCGCGCCGTTCGGGAGGCATACGACCAATCACGGTACGATGCCAAGTTCACCATCTGGCACGCGATCGAGCCGCGCTATAAGCGCAATCCCTCGAGCCAGCGTAAGCAGGATAAGCCGTTCCTTTCGAACTATTGGGAGGACGGGCGAGACAGTTCGCCAGATGCGCGCCCCCTGTTGGAAGAGAGCGGCTTCGACACCAACCCGATCATTGCGCCGGCCTGGGAGTTGAGCGGCGATGACACCTATTCGTTGAGCCCCGGCATGGTCGCGCTCGGCAGCATTAAGATGCTGATGAAAGAGCAGTCCGATAAGCTGGACGGTATCGAGAAACAAGTGAAGCCGCCGATGACGGGCCCCACCAGCATGGAGGGTAGCCCCGCGTCGCTCGTGCCTGGCTCGATCACCTATTCCGACGATCCGACCGGGAAAGGCTACAGGCCCGCATTCGAGGTGAATTGGAACCTCGCGAATCTCATCGTCGATATCAAGGACGTTCAGAACCAGTGTGACCGCGCATTCTTTGCCGACTTGTTCATGATGCTGGCGAACATGGAAGGCGTCCAGCCACGCAACACCCTGGAACTGTCCGAGCGCAAAGAAGAGAAGCTGCTGCAACTCGGCCCGGTGCTGGAGAACATCTACAACGATCAGCTCGACCCCTTCACAGACCGGTTGTGGGACATCATGCAGCGGCGCCGCCTGCTGCCTCCGCCACCCCAGGAGTTGCAAGGGCAGATGCTCGACGTGGAGTATACCTCCATGCTCGCCCAGGCCATGAAGGCGCAGCGCACCGGCTCGATTGAACGCATGTGGGCGTTTGTCGGCACGATTGCGGCTGGCAAGCCTGAGGTGATGGACAAGCTTAAGGGTGACGAGACGATCGACGCCTATGGCGACATGGTCGGCTATCCGGCAGATGCCATCGCGACAGAAGAGGAAGTGCAGCAGATCCGGGCAAAGCGCGCCCAGGACATGGCGATGGAAAAGAACATCGCCGCTGCCCCTGCAATGGCCCAGGCGGCGAAAGGCGGTGCTGATGCTGCCCAGGTCATGAGCGAGCTTAACCAGAGCCCACAGGCAGGCAGCCTTCTGCAACAGCTGGGCATTGGATAATCGAGCATGGCTGAACAAGACGACAAATTCGTTGTTGCGCTGCACCGCGTTCGAGAGCGCGAGACGCTCCGGGTTCTCGATGCCGCGTTGCAGACCGCCGACGGCAAGCGCCTCGTCTACACCTTCCTCGAACTGTGCGGCGTATTCCGCAATCCATTTGCCGGCGAGAGTACGCACCAGACCGCATTCAATGCCGGCTCTTCGAACGTCGGCAAAATGCTGATCCACAAGCTCGACACCATCGACCCGACGGCCTTCCCGCGCCTCATGCTCGACATGGCCAACATCAGGGCGTCGGACGACGCCGAGGCCCGCGCGCAGGCCGACAAGGCGCGCAATCAAGACGGAGACTGACACCATGACCATTCACGCTATGAAGCTCCTGGCCGACGGCCTGTTGCGC